ATTTTATTTGATCTCCCCTTAACGTTATTCCTTTTAACTTTGGTTCAGGGGAAATTGTGTTATGTGGAACTTGCAAGCTAAAATGCTTTCTCAATCGGTTAGAAAAACCAGTCAAAAATATTCCTTTTTTGTTGATCAGATATTTTGTATATTCTGTTCTTATTTTTTTATAACCGGATTTTTTCCAAAACTCTTTTTGGAACCCAAGCAATGGCTTTAGTAATTTCGGTTCATCGCAACGACTCCAAACAGGATCAATTTCTTTTATTTCCATTTTATGTCACTCCTATCACTCCTTGGCAAATGCAACCCTAACATTTCGGCACAAAGCACACAAGTAGTTCTATATTTCATAAAAATACTAACCTCATTTTTTAAAAGTATATGCCCACACATATAACATTTGCGGCGTTTTCGCCTAACAAGTCGCTTAAGAACCGCCCCGGCGGCTCTTTCCTTTGCTTCAGGTTGGTTGCTTTCTACTACTTTGTTTATAGTTGTAATTGCTTTTTTTCCAGCTTTAAGTCTTTTGAACAACTCATTGGTTGCTTTGATATAAGCGGACTGACTTTCTTTTGTATTGCTAAGGAAGTCTCGGCAATCGTCTCTGTAAGACACAAGTTCATCGTCCGGTATGTATTTTAATAACATTTTACGTCCTCCAACAGGATGATAGTTAAAATGGTCTTGAGATAAAAAGCAACACTATTGCCACCAAAATAATTAAAGCCGCCTTGACAGCCATTCTGTGATGTTTTACAATACGTTTACGAGCAAGATAATACTGCGCAATGTCATTTCTTAATTTTAGATCATTTGTATTCATTTTGTTTCTTCTTTAAGTTTTTTTAATGCTTCTGCGGAACATTTATTACAATAACCGTGACTCCAACCATATTGTTCTTCTCCATCTTTGATATTATAACATTCCTGACACATCAAACACACACTAACAATTATACTTAATCCGGTCTTGTCATTCATGTACCGGAGCATGGTGTCAATTAGTTTTTCATTTTTATATGTTACCTTCATAGCAGCTTTCCTCCTTTTTGTCAATTTTATTAATTAGTGCTCTCATCCGGTGTAGGTAATGACAATTGCCAGTTTGTTTATATCCTTCTACCAATTCCAACCACAAAACTTGTCTCTTTAACGTTAAGTGACCCTTACTGTCAAAAGTATTTTGTTCCATGGTGTTACCTCTTTTTATTCCTCTTTTATTAGGCATATAGAAAGTGTGTATCTTTGAATATTAGAACACCATACATCCCATCCAGCATATTGTGGAAATTCAATCCAAGTATCTCCTGTTTTTTTCTTATGTAGATGCAAAGATTGCCCAGTAGTAGAAATTACTATACCGGGAAATATCCCTGATGATGTCGCAGATACATCACAATATTTGCTTTTGAGATCAATGCACAAAGCAACTATATATTCACCGTCTATTCTTATCCAACCATTATTAACAATTGGTGCTCCTTGTTTGGTTTTTTTAATTTTTAGCATTTTATTTCTCCTTTTCAATCTTGAATTTATTCAAGATTGATAATGCTAATCCATGGAATTGTTTTCCTTTTCTAAAGTAAAAAAAGAATCTTCTTGCCGCATATTCAGAACTTAAATTGTAAACATACTTTTTAAAATTATCATATTCATTGACAATACAAACAGATATCTCAATCACCCCATTGTAATCTTTAATGGTGCTCTTATGTATTAAATACATTGGTTTCTCCTTCCGAAAGGTTAAACCCTAATTCTTTTATAAGATTGATAAGGTCTCCAAAGTAATACTGGATGTTGTAGTATCCTTCTCCATGACCTTTTTCATACGCTTTGACATATAGGATTTCTGCTTTCTTATTTCTACTTACTCCATATTCCTTAAAAAGATCTTCCTTGAATAATTTTTCCAAACGATAATTTTCGTCTCGATATGCGGTGGCATGTTTTTGATATTCTTCAAATTCTGTATTGTATTTTTTTAACTCGTTTAAATATGCGCGAGCTTCTTTAGACGTGCAATTTAATTTTAATCCCGGTCGTTGTGGTTTTTTAGGGTATTTCATCTTGTTTTCATAGTCTTTGTAATTCATTTTATTTCTCCTTATATTTCACATTCCGTTATAAACGTTTTTAGTTCATTGAAAATCTTTTCAATAATGTTGTTTTTATAACCCATTTTCTTGTAATATTGTTTGATTAAGCTTTTGCTAATGCAATTGTATTTTTTTGTTGTTAACTCTTGGAGAGTTGTTTCGTCGCCATTTAAAATCAAGTCAACCATCTTTTTTGCTTCAATTGACAACATTTCGGACAATTGCTTGACGAGTAAAACATCTTCGGCATTTTTTCTTTTTGATGGCAAAATAAAAGCATTTACTTCTTTGTCAGATTCAATTGTGTTATATTCTATGCAATCATAATGAAACATGTTGGCCGCGATCAACCAATCGTACTCAACTATACCTTTACCATGTCCGCTCATATGCTTTCTCCTTTTATTTCAATTGTATTTTCTCTAATAATTATGAATGTTTTACATGAAATTTCTTTTCCCATTTAGAACTTCCCGGGCAGCATTCTGTGTGCCGAAAAAGATTTCCCCCATCTATTTTATGCTTTCCAATGTAGATATAATCCAGGTATCTCCCACACTCTATTTTTTTTAGTTTCTTTTTAGACTTTATCTTTTTTAAAGTCTTGTCCAATGGCTTGTCGCAGACAAAACAATTTTCGTCCGAAGAAACTATATGCAGCCATTTATCCGGTTTACTTTTCCTTTTCAATAGTGTCATTATTTTTCTCCCTAAAAAAGTTGTTAATGATTAACGTCAACATGTTTGAGACTGTTCTTTGTTCTTCCTTCGCCATTACTTCCACTTCTTCAACAACACTTTTTTTGAGATAAACTCCCTTTACCAATTTTTTTTCTTTCATTTTATTTCCTCCAATTTATTGCTAATATAAATACACAAAGAGTAATCAGGGTAATTGAGGCAGCCAGGACAGTGAGAACAATCGGGGGTAAATTCGTCGATTGGTGGTGACATTAAGTGTGTTTTTACTTCCTCTGCATTCATTGGTAATGTTCTTTCCATCATTTTATCCTCCTTTATTTTATAGAATTCAAAGATATATGCATCCGTTTCCATTATGGGAAAATAAGGATTATTTTCCTGCGAACCATCATGCCATAAATATATTGGTTGATCGGCGTGGTCATAAAACCATTTTTTTGCCACTTCAAAATCTTCAAAGTCAGATACTTTTTTTTCTGAAATCAAATTTTCTGATTGTACATATTCGGCTCTTGTTATGTGCCAATGTTTTGTTTTAAATAGTTGTTTAAGTTTTTCTAAAAATATAGGATTGTATGTTTCTTGGTAAGCTTCACAATACATTGCAAATAAGTTTGTATTCATTTTATTTCCCCCTTTACTTTAAATTGTAAGCGTTTTTTCATTAAGCGTTTCTGAAAAAGTTTTTCTTTAGAACGACAGAAAAGTGGTTCTTGCTTCTCAAACTGAATACGTTTTCTCTTCAAGGCTTCAAACAAAGTTTCTCCTTCGCAAATTAGAAAAGTGGTTCCAGTAAATTTATCGGTGTACATTGGGAGGGGGGTTTTTTCTTTCCTTTCTTGCCAACCGTTAAAAATCAAGTTTTTCATAAATTTAATCCTTTCATTAAATGTTTAACTCTTTTATTTTTTTATCATATTCTTCCTTTGTCATTTTTACGTTGCAAATTTCATATTGTCCATTTTTGACCCCTGAGCAGAAAGAGCATTTGAAGCAACCAAAACAAAAAGAACATTCGGAACAGGAAGAACATTCAGAGCAATGAGAGCAATTAGAACAATTAGAGCAATGAGAGCAATTAGAACAATGAGAACAATCAGAGCAATGAGAACAATTGATACAATTGGCACTCCAAGAACACCAAGAACAACCAGAACAACCAGAACAATCCGAGCAATTGGAACAATTAAAGCAATCGGCACAAATAACACAACCAGAACAATTGGAGCAATTAGAACCATAGGACTTTTGGTCCAATGATAATGTATAATTTTGTATTTCTTTTAAATTCATTGACAATATCTCTTTTTTTGTTTTCATTTTTGTTGCCTCCTGTTTGATAGATTATTGATATTATCAACGATAATTTGTAGTTTCTGGCACTCCACATTATAAGCAGCAAAATCTTTGTGGCTTAACCCGCTCTTATAGTGTGATGCATATGTACTCGTCGATGCAATCCGGTAGGGCGTATGTCCGCGGTATACTTTTTTCTCGTCGTGCACAATGGCAATGGAAGCAACTATGCGATGCATATAGCCACTACCGATATTTCTGCCTCTCCGATGTACAAGCACACTCTTTTCTCCATCTTTTAATATGTAGTTCATTTTTGTTACCTCCATTAAGTTTATTTGTTTTAATTCTTTGAAAAGCTTGCTTGGTTTAAACTCTCTTGCTCCTGCTTTCTTCAAGACCTATTCAATTTTAAAAGAACATTATTCTCTTTTCTTGATTATATTATAATCTAGTATCCCCTTTCTGTTGCATTATTTTGTTGAACAATTTTTGTATATGGGAAGTCTTCTGAATAATTCGTTACAAGCTTCGACAAACGCATTGCAGTTTTTATGATCATTATAAGTATCTATGACGCATTTGTTGTAATACAATATAAATTCCATATTATTCATTTCTTCAAGTTTATTCATTTTATTTCTCCTTTTTCTGGTTTAATGCCTGATTACAGGCAGGCGGCTCTTAAATCTTTTTAACATACCGTTTTAATTTTGTTTTGCTTATATAGTTCTTTTTATATTGTTTCGTATACTGTATTAAAATTTGATTTCAATAGTAAATTGGCATTTTTAAAATCTGTGTATTGCAATATCATGTCTTTTCCCTCCTTAATCATTAATTCCGTAATTCGCCTCACACTGCACCTCTTTGAGGTCGCGGCGGAATTTAACCATCGGATCACTGCTGTAATGGCCACAATCACCGTGGCACCAAGTTTCGCAATAAAAACAATAACCGGATTTTATTTTACTCTGGATATCCACTTTTTCTTCCACTTCTCTCGCTGCTTTATGGGCAGGTGCGGTTTCCCACTTTCCACGCGCCTCGTTGATTTTGATCATAATCTCATCATCGCTCTGGGTAGGCTGATCAACATCGTACTCCGAGGTCAAGCAGTTGCGGCATTCCGCAAGTATCTCGGCATCAGGGCGGGTAATATCACCAACCCACTCACAAAGGGAGTAATCGCCCCATCCGCGAGAAGACAAATAAATCCTAACTTGCTTAGCGGCTTCAACAGCCTTTTCTTTGGCAATCCGATCTTGCTCCGCCTTTGCCGGATGTTTTGTCCAATCCTCATCATTGCCAGCCCACAGGCCATTTGGATTATCTCCCAACCGGGTAAAATATTCGTGGGGAATTTGATCATATTTACCGGCTTTAACGAGAGATACGATGCGCGTCTTTTCCGCCGGATCGGTAATACCCAAAATAGGGTTTCCGCTCATCCACAGCGTACCATCTTTTTTTATAATTACACTGGGGCCGGGAAGCGTAAATTTAATTTCATTACCTCTTACTACTCTCAAGCATCCCTTCATGGTTTTGTCCTCCTTTTTTGTTTAATTGTTATTTTTTGATTGATATTTAACCTTTAGCAACAGCTGAAGTTAATTCAACTGTTGATGAAAATTAAATCCTTGTTTACCATCCGCCCTATCAATCCCTCGCCAGTTCTGGACTTGGTTGCCTTTTGATAAGTGGTTTATGATTAATCAGCTTAACCTTTGCTGTCTTTGAAAAGCTTGCCTGGTGTGAACATTTGCTCCTGCTTCCTTCAAGACTTATTCAATTTTAAAAGAACACTATTCTCTTTTCTTGATTATATTATAGCATATTTTTTTAAAAAAGTAAAGCTTTTTTTTAATATTTTAAAAAATAAATAGTAATGATATCAATAACTTAGTTTTTTTGATAAAAATAAATGACAAAAATAGCAAAAATATAGCTCAAAATAAATTTATGAACGTTAAAAAAGGCTTTATATATATGAGGAGGTAAATATGACTGGTTTTTTTCTTGGAATTAAGAACATTTTTACGTGGTTCAAAATCATTTGGAATGACCGACAATGGGATAGTTATTTTTTGCTTGTGTTGATGCAGTATAAGCTAACTTTGATGCAAAAATATTTTGAGACAAACGCTCATCATCTTGAAGCAGACAAAAACATAATAGACATTAAAATTTGCAAGAATCTTTTGAAGCGATTGGCAGAGGACGATTATTATAAAAATGTGTTTTTATTCCACGATGAAAAGTGGGGAAAACTCAACATCACTTTTGAAGACGACAACAGAATTTCCATCACTAGGAAGAATTGTGTAACGGAGCAAGAAAAGAAAGAAGAAAAGAAAGAAGCGATTAATTTGCGCGACAAAGAAGCATTGCTAATTGACCAGGACTTGAATTTATTGTTCAAGATCATGAGAAAACAAATTAAACATTGGTGGGATTAGAAGGAGAAATTATGAATGGAGAAAGAGTCACGATTACGTATTTGATGTTGATGATCAGTTGGCCAATTTTAAACAGGCTGCTTGCCGAGCCGCTGTTGCCAAAAGGGGCTTATGCCTTGGGAAGAAATGTGAACGCCTTGTTTCCATTTTTCAAAGAAATGTATGATAAGCAGCAAGAATTGGTTAAAAAACATGGAACTTTTGCTGCAGAAAAACAACAATGGATTGTTGACAAGGACACACCAGAGCTGGTTTCCGAATATAATCTTTTTAAAGCACAAACATTTGAAACAACATTAATGAAAATTGAACTCAAAAATCTCATCGCTCCAATCACAGCGCAAGAGATGGATGCAATTTCATTTTTGATTTGTGAGGACAAAATTCTATTAGAGATGGGTTCCACTCTTCTTCAATAACAATAAAAAGGATTTTTATATGAAAGCAACAATTTATAAAGGAAAATTAAGGATTGATCCACAAACGATACAAGAGAGTGACTCTTTGATGCGATGGTATGGAAAGGAAAAAACCTATCCAATGATCCTTAACTTTACCAAAAAGAATCATCCAAATACAAAGCTTACCGATTCATTGTTGAGAAAGGTTTTTTCCATTTTAAATGGAATTGACAAGTGTGAGTTGTCTCACGTGGCAGGTTGGTGGGAAACTAGTGAAGGGGCAACATTCGGCAGGAATAAAATCAAACTTATCAAAGCAGCTTTCAGCGAATTCGAAGGTGAATAAAATGAAATGCAAATTGACTAACTGTAAGGATAAGGACAATTGCGCGATAAAGGATGACCCATGGGGAGGCGTCATTTGCGACCCTTATAAAAAATACATTGATCAAGATCATGTGCAATGGAAGGGAAGAGAAATACCATTTTCATACTTAGGAGTAAATATGGAAGAAATTCTTTTTGAAAAAGAACTTTACAAGGATTCCATTGAAGATAGAAATTCTTTAATCTTTCAATTATATTTTTTGGACAGGAAGAAAGTAAAGGATATTTCTATTCATGTTGGGATGAGTGAAATTACAGTTTACAAATTTATTCAAAAAGTAAAAAACCAATTTAAAAGAAAGCAGAGGGAAATGAAATGAAATATATTAGCAATTTCCACAACAGAGAAGAAAGATACCTTCGCAAAGGAGACTGGCACAAACATTTTGCATGGCTTCCTGTTAATGTTGGGTTAACAGATGAACAAAAGCATATAAAGATTTGGCTGGAGTTTGTGGAAAGAAGATCAATATCATCTATGGTTGATTTTCACAATCGCAAACTTGATTACGAATACAGAGAGATCATATGGTGTTGGAAAGATAAATCATTATCAAACAAATTATAAATTATAGGAGAACAAAATGAACTATTTATTTTTATCAGAATCCATTAAAGGATTTGTCATTCCTAAGAAATACTCTTTTGCCCCATTGGATTTGTTCCTGTATGTACTGGCGATATTCTTATTGGGGGTACTTGTAGGTGAAGTAGGCATAGCATTAATAGCTTTTTAATACATTTTATAAACCATAAAAATTAGAAGCTGTTTAATATCAAATAGTTAAAAACAAAACTGAATATAATCATATAAATATGTAGGAAAGAATAAAAATAATTATTATGATTACAAGAAGAAAGAAATTTGAGACAAAGGAAGAGTTAAAGATAAGACGAATGGGCAACATAAAAAATGTTGTTAAGAAAAATATAAAAGATATGACTGAAATGACAAATGCTGGAGTTAATCCATCCGATAGGGCAAACTTAACACCACATGAGCTGAAATTTGTTTTAGAGTACATGAAAGATTATGTGGCGGCTTACGCGGCAGAGCGAAGTGGTTATAGTGCACAAATGGGATATCTTCTTTTAAAGAAGCCAAAAGTGTTGGCGGCGATTGACAGTTACGAAAAGAACTTAGCTACAAGATTTATTTTCTCCAAGAACAAAGTGTTGAAGGAATTATCGTTAATATCAAATTCTGACATAAGTGACTATGTGGAAATAATAGATGGGAAAACTTATTTGAAGGACACAAAGGATTTACTACCTCAAATAAGTAGAGCAATTAAAAAAGTGAGGGGAACAAGAAAAGTAACAGCCATTAAAGACAGCAAGGGAAATTACACCGGAGAAGATATATTAGACGACAAAATAGAAATTGAGCTTTATGATAAAATACAAGCTCTCCAGTTGATGGGGAAAGAGTTAAACATGTTTAAGGATAAAACAGAAATTACAGGAGCAAACGGAAGTCCATTACTTCCTGTAAAATTGGTGCTAGATTTCGGTGCTGAAACGGCGATAGCAAGTGGAGAATGAAATAAGGATAAAATGTCCTCCGATATTTTCCCCCTTGTCAGAGGCGCACAGATACAAAAGCTTTTATGGTGGAAGAGGTGGAGCCAAAAGTTGGGCATTTGCAAGGACATTATTAGCAATAGCAGCAACAAGAAAAGTAAGAGTGTTATGTACAAGAGAGTTTCAATCATCAATAGCGGAGTCGGTGCATAAATTGTTGAGTACGCAAATTGAAAGATTACAATTGAATCCTTATTATACGATACAGAAGAATTCAATTGTGAGCACGATGGGTAGCGAGTTTTTATTTAAGGGTTTACGATTTAATGTGCAGGAAATAAAATCCTTGGAAGATATTGACATTGCATGGGTCGAAGAAGCGCAGAGCACTTCTGAAGAGAGTTGGAAGGTATTAATCCCAACAATAAGGAAAAAGGACAGTGAGATATGGTTGAGTTGGAATACAGGGGAAGTGAAAGATCCAACTTACCAGAGATTTGTTGTGAAACCACCTCCGGATTGCGTGAGTGTGAAAGTGGGTTGGCAAGACAATCCCTATTTCCCAGAAGTGTTGATGAAGGAAAAAGATTATTTGAAGAGAGTGGATCCAGATGCTTATGACAACATATGGGAAGGGAATCCATTATCAATATCCAATTCATGTATTTTTAAAGGTAAATATGTTGAAGCAGAGTTTGAAGCTCCTGAAGGTACGAGATTTTTTTATGGGGCAGACTGGGGATTCAGCAACGATCCGACGGTTTTGCTTCGCTCTTACATAGAAGATAAGAAATTATTTGTTGATCACTGTGCATATGGAGTTGGTGTTGAGCTAGATGAGTTGCCAAAGTTGTTTGAGGCAGTTCCTGAGAGCAAAGAATGGACAATAAAAGCAGATAACAGTCGGCCAGAAACGATCAGTTATGTAAGGAAGAAACATGGATACAAGATTGAACCGGCAAAGAAGTGGAGCGGCAGCGTGGAAGATGGAGTCTCCTATCTCAAGAAATTTGAGGAAATTGTGGTTCACGCACGTTGCAAGCACGTATTGGAAGAGTTTAAGCTTTATTCTTACAAACAAGATACGAAAACTGGTGAGACACTTCCAATTATTTTAGACAAGCACAATCACTGTATGGATGCCTTGCGTTATTCTCTTGATGGATATATTACTGGTGGGAAAACAAACTGGAGTGCATTTTTAGGAGAACAATGATCATGAGCGAACAATATAATATAATATTATATTAATGGAGAGAAATAAATAATTTGTTACTACAAGATTTAGAAATAAAGAATGGCAGAGTAATTACCAAGGATCAGAAAAGAGAAATTAACTTTCAAGGGTTGCTGATTGTGATTGAAAACGAAAAGGGATCCATCAGACAGTGGGAGCATGACGGAGAAAAAGGAGAGACAAAGATGATCTATCCTTATGGCTTTATAAAAGGTTCTTTAGGCAAAGATGGTGAAGGTGTTGATTGTTTTGTTGGGGACGACAAATATGTTCCCAATACTTATATGATTTACTCGACTCATACCAAAGGATTTGATACAAAAGAAGAAAAAGTGATGCTAGGGTTTGATTCAAAGGAATCAGCGAGTGAAGCTTATTTGCTTCATTACAATGATCAAAAGTTTTTAGGTGAAGTTGTAGAATTGCCAATGTATTTATTTAAGGAAACATTAGAGTATAAATAATGACACTGAAACGAAGGCAAAGATTGACTACAGATAAGAATTTTGTGATGGACAAGAAGGTAAAAGATTCCTTTACCAATTTCAATTCTAAACTGGGATTGGGCACCGACAACCAATTATCTGGAAGTTATTATTCATTGAACAACATGATCAGCCGCAACCACGTGGAGTTGGAAGCCTGTTACCGTTCGTCATGGCTGGTTGGGGCTACTGTGGATTATATAGCAGAAGATATGACTAAGTGCGGAGTCACTTTCCAAACAGAAATGGAACCGGATGATGTACAGAAGATGCAGGTAAGCATTAGCCAGCATGCAATATGGGAATGTTTTTGTGACACAATCAAATGGGCAAGGCTTTATGGTGGCGCAATAGCTGTTATCCTCATAGATGGCGCAAAATATGACACCCCGCTAGAAATAGAAAAAGTTGGTGAAGATAAATTTCAAGGTCTTTTAGTTTTGGACAGATGGATGATTCAACCTTCTTTTGATCTTTTGATTAAAGAGATGGGAAAAGATTTGGGCATGCCAGAATTTTATCAAGTCATTCCGGCAGCAACAGGAATCCCTTTATTGAAGGTTCATCATTCAAGAGTATTGCGATTTGATGGAATTAAGCTCCCCTATTACCAGAAGGTGGCAGAGAATTTGTGGGGGTTGTCTGTTGTAGAAAGAATGCTGGATAGATTGATGGCATATGATTCAGCCTCATTAGGAGCCGCTCAGTTAATTTATAAAGCATATCTAAGAGTAATACAGGTAGAAGGATTCAGAGACGCTTTATCCACTGGTGGTAAGGAGGAGCAAGCTGTTATTAAACAGTTTCAATACATGCGACAGATGCAATCAATAGAAGGAATAACTTTATTAGATGCTAAGGATACATTTGCTACACATGTTTATAATTTTAGTGGAGTATCTGATTTATTAATGCAATTCGGTCAGCAAATAAGTGGTGCAACGGAAATTCCATTGGTGAGGTTATTTGGTCAGAGTCCTGCTGGGTTGAGCAGTACTGGAGAAGCTGATCTAAGAAATTATTATGATGCAATAAATAAGAAGCAAGAAAATCAATTGCGACCTAAACTTGATAAATTGTTCAAAATTATTTCCATGTCGACACTAGGAAAATCATTGCCTGAAGATTTCGAGTTCACATTTAATCCTTTATGGCAGATGAATGATTCTGAAAAATCAAATATTACAACTACTGATGCTGCTTCCATAGGGAATGTATTTGGTGCTGGCTTAATCAGTAAAGAAGTCGCGCTGAAAGAGTTGTTGCAACAAAGCAGATTAACTGGAAGGTTTACCAACATTACTGAAAAAGACATCACCAAAGCTAAGGAAGAGGACGAGAACAAGGTTCCTTTAAGTATGTCTGAAGAAAAACCATTGGAAGAGAAAGCCCCTGAATTGCAGGAAGAGCAACAAGAGCCAGAAGAAATACCTAAAGAAGAATCATTATCTGAAGAAATGAAGACTCCAGAGATGGAGAAGAACAATACTAAAGATAGAATTTCTTTTAGGGATATTAAAGACAAATGGTTGGCGGCAAAGAAAATTGTCAGGAATAATTTGTTTAAAGATGCTGAAGGGAAATCGAATACAGAAATGAAACGTTTGTTATTGATAACAAATAAAGAACGTGGTGTAAAAGAAGGCGAAAGCGATTACGAATTTCATAAAGAAATATTGCTATCTTCATTGCCGAATAAAACTGATGACAAATAAATATGGCGTAACAATTAATGAAGGTGGGGCATTCAGAGAATAAAATGAAAAAAGATAACATACTTACATTTGATAAATTAACTTCTGTGGAACAGAGATATGAAACTGATTTATATCAAGTGTCCACTGAAGTGAATAAGCTTATTAATGCTTACGATCCTAATGAGCTTGATCAAATGGAAGAGTTAATAGATAAGCTCTTTGATTATTCAGAAAAGATAACAGATTGGGCAACTAACACAGCTAATAAGATTGTTGATCAATTGGACAAGAACAGTAAGCAGGAATGGGAAAAGCACAGTAAGAGAATGTCGTTTGCAATGAAACAGGAATTAACGAAAGCAGATACTGGAATTGCTTTAAAGAAGTTCATGGATGATAATGTTTATTTGATTAAATCACTTCCAAGTGAAGCTGCAAAGAGGATTCATCAAATCATTTACAAGAACCTTTACACTGGTGAATTGAGAGCGGCTGGATTGACAAAAGAGATAATGAAGACAAAGGATATTACAAAGAATAGAGCAGCCACTATTGCTAGAACTGAAATTAGTAGAGCAGCAACAGGATTAACAAAAGCAAGAAGCGAAGCTATAAATATTTATTGGTTCATCTGGCGCAGCACGAAGGACATTAGGACAAGAAAGGCACATAAATTATTGAACGGAGTACTCGTCAACTATAGCGATCCTCCTTCTCCCGAAAGTTTGATTGGAGAAAAGTCTTACGGATATTATCTGCCGGGAGCAATCTTCAATTGCCGTTGTTACGCGGCACCTTTGATCAGGATCGACGATATTTCGTGGCCTGCTAAAGTGTATCGCAACGACAAAATAGAACGAATGGCCAGAAACAAGTTTGTTGAATTAACCGAAGGCCAATATAGATTGGCTGCATAAATAGGGTCAGAAAAAACTTTGCATAAGTTTAGTGGAGGAAATAAAAATGTTATTGAGCGAAAAATATGAAGTACGGAATGGAAGAATAGTCGTCAAGGATTTTAAAACAAGATATATAGGTTATGCTACCGATGGCTACGATGCAGAGATAAAAAAGATGCTAATGGGCGACGAAGAGAACATATCTTACGAAGAGTTGATGAAGGCTTACCGAGAAACTGGTAATGAGCATTTTCTGGAACGAGCAAAGAAGTTGAAGGCTGAAGGGAAAGATTCTAAAGATGAAGAAGATTTTTACACCAAAGACCCATTGAAAGAAGGATCAAGCAAAGAAATCATTGTTGAAAACATCGCCGAGATGGTCAAGTCCGGCCATCCACAAGAGCAAGCGGTTGCTGCTGCTTATATTAAAGCTGGGAAGAGTAAAGACTCAAAGACAAGGGATGCCGAATTTTATTACAGAAAATATATAATTAATACAGGCAAAGATAAAAACGGCTGGTATGCAGAAGCAACAAATGGAGAAAGGACTATCAGCGACAGAGGCGAGATAGAGCCAGAAGTGATTGATAGGATTAAAAAGAGAATTGATTCTTCTACCAAAGACTCCAAGACCAAAGATCAAATCAAGCTTTATAAAGATAGAGCAGCAAAAGCAAGATCAATGGGTTATGATGCAGAACCTTACTTAAGAGCAGCAAGAAAACTGGAAAAGGACACTGACATTATAATTAATGTGAATGCCGAAGGAGAGAAAGCAGCAGTTTCTCAAATTGAAGAGAATGTAATTTATTCTAATAACATTGAGTATAAAGGTTACACGATGAAGCAAGTGGTGGAGACTGGAGAGATTGATATCTTTTCTCCTGGTGGTGTTAAGATAAAGCACGCAGGAAGTTATGAATTAGGAAAAACTTTTATTGATAACTTAGGACAGTAGAATGGCTATTGAAGTCACAACAGTATTGCCGGCCAATGAAGCAAGGGCGACTATTTATCGGGGAAAGAACTTTACCGAAGTAAAGTTTCTGAGGCCAGACGGGTCTGTCATTTCTGGAATGCCAGTAGTTGTAACTGGTATGATTCCAATGCCTACTTTCGTTAAATATTCTCTTAGATCGGATAGCACATCTCAAGATGGGTATATTTACATTGGAGAGGCTTCGATAGGGGAATCAGAAACTGCGGCTGTTTGGAGAATACAAAGAGTGGTACTTTTGCCAATACTTACTGTAACATGGGCATTGGGAAATTCTGATTTTTCCAATAAGTGGAGTGATAGATTGATTTTAAGTTATTTGTAGTAATGGAGTAAGGCAATGCCAGTAAGACAAGCTGTATGGACATCTGAAATGCAGTTTAAATATGGAACCACCAATTTTGACAATACTGAAGTTATTGGTGGTAACGATGCTGCATACTTGGCATTGATTAGGAAAAGTAATATTGCTGACAATGTACCATTTGACATTGAAACTGATTATTCATACGATCCTACTAAGATTGAAGTTGCAGATGGTTCTGCTAGATTGTTTAGGTCGGTAGCAGAACAAGTTTCTTTTCTTTTTAATACACCATCAGACTATACTTATGATGCCGCAAAGATAGAAGTTGCTGGAGGAATGGCTCAATTAAAAAATCCTTCAATATTGCTTCAGCCATATGCATGGTGGCATTTGAATGAAACTTCGGGAACTTCAGCTGAAGATTCTTCTGGTTATGGAAGAACAGGATCGTTGATTAACACTCCTTTGTGGGTAGCCGCGAAAATAAATAATGGGTTGTTGCTTAATGGAACTACTCAATATGTAGATTGTGGAAGTATTTTTAGCAAAGAAAGGTCAGAACCTTTTAGCATTGAAGCGTGGATGAACACAACTAATTTAACAGGGATAAAACATGTTGTATCTAAGTATGCTACCAATAAAGGTTTTGGGATGTTTTTTGATGCTGGTAGATATTTCTTTTACATTGCTTCCGATGGAACTTACAGAGCAGGAAGAAGAACCAATACCACTTATGGTGATGGTTTATGGCACCACTGTATAATGACATATGATGGAAGTTCCACAGTAGCAGGAATGAAAATTTATGTTGATGGGGCAATTCCAGCAACAACGATAACCCAAGATACACTTACTTCGGGAACAATAGTAAATGCATCTACTTTAAAGATGGCTCTCGGTGCAGGAGCTTATTTGGCGTGTACTTTGGATGAAGTAGTAATTTATGAAAAAGAATTGACGGCTGCCGAGGTGGCATATAGATATAATGTGGGGGCAGGAATTGAAACAATGCCCGGAACGTATCCGATAGATAATCCTGCAATTTATAATAACACGGGGTATGTGGCTTCATTACCGATGACAGTTTTTACTGAAACAGCTACAAAGCCTGCGGGAACTGAAATAAAATATCATGTATCTTCTAACAATGGAGAAGAATGGAAGTATTGGACAGGCACAGTATGGGATGATTCCGATGGGACATATACCCAAGCCAATTCAGCAAGCGTTATAAGTACTAATATTGGAACTATTGCTAGTTCAGGAACATTTAAGTTTAAAGCTTTACTTCATTCCGATACTGGGCTTGCTCGACCATTATTAGATACAATTTATATGTCTTCTGGGTTAACATATCCAGTAGGTTCATTTGAAATTGCTATGGTTTATGATATAATCCCCACGCAAGTATTTCAATGGCTAACTTTTGTTGAGACAGCTACAAAACCTGTAAATACAACTTTATATTACAAGCATAGTGAGGATTCTGGAAGTACATGGAGTGTTAATTGGCAAACTGCTATAAATACCCAAATAGAAATTTTAGAAATAACAAGTCCCGAAAAAATAAGGTTTAAAGCCCAATTAACAACAATAGTTACAACAGCAACTCCGTTGCTTTCTAATTTGTTAATAACTTGTGAAGCTGGTTATGAAAATAGCGGGTTCTATGAGTCACATCCTTACCAACCTGCTAGTACATACTATATGGGAGTGTACTTGTATAAGGTTACTTTTGAATTAGTTTTACCAGTTGGAACAACTGCTGTAGTAGTAATTAGAGGAATTAATCACGAGCTAGAAGAAAGTTATATAGAGTATGCTAGTGGGGAAAATATAAATTATAGTGGAAATATAATTCAGTGGAGAGTGCTATTTACATCTACTGGGGAAAACACCCCAAGATTAAATATGTTGGAAATCGATTATGATACGATTGTAGGTATAATGCAATCTGTAAATGTAGCTACAGAAGCTTTGTTAAAAAATCCTTTGTTAACGTTACAGTTGAATTAGAAGGAAATTAAAAATGGTTATTGATAAGAGACAGTTTTACACTATAGAGACGCTAAGTGAGCATATGGCCGAAAGTCCTGAAGGGTTTTTATATTGCTATGACGTTCCTATTGCTAGAACTGGGGATCAGATTTACAAAGCCGATGAAGTTCCCGTAGAACCTAATAATCAAGGGCTGGTCACGATCAAGAGAGATGAAACAGAAGTGTTTAATGAAAACACAATTAAGTCTTTTGAGGGAAAACCAGTAACTATTGACCATCCAGATACAATGGTCACTTCTGAAAATTGGAAAGATTTGGCTCATGGATTTGTTCAAAATATAAGAAGAGGGATAAGGGAACAAGCCGATTTATTACTTGGCGATATTGTTATTACTACTAAACAAGCAATTGAATTAGTAAAGAATGGTTTGAGACAAGTGAGTTGTGGTTATGACGCAGAGTATGAGCAGATTGAGAAAGGTTTAGGAAAACAAGTAGACATTATTGGAAATCACATAGCTTTGGTCATGCGGGGAAGAGCAGGTGTGCGGTGTGTAATAGGGGATAAAGAATGTTCTAATTGCGGCAAATGTAAAATAATTATACAGGAGGATAAAATGGGAATTAAGAAGAGGTTTAAGGATGCTCTTATGAAAGCTCTCGATGCTATTCCTGACGACGAGACTGATGAAGAGAAAAAGAAAGTTGCCGAAGCAAAAGATGCCGAAGCTGCAAAAGTGGAGGAATTGAAAGCTCTCGACAAAAAATCAAAAGATCAGGAAGAGGGAATGTCTGAAGAAGGGAAAGAAAAGGAAAAAGTAAAAGATGAAGAGACTGCAAAGGTAGAAGAGCTCAAAGCCCTAGACAGAAAAGCAAAAGATATTGAAGCTGCCGAAGCTGCTAAAGCAGTTGATCAGGAAGAAGGCGAAGAGTGTAATTGTATGGAAGAACTCACTTCTAAAATAGCAGCTCTTGAAGCAACTATTGCTACTATGCAGAAAGCTCTTGAAGCCTTGGTAGCCTCTGATAAAGAAGTTCATTCGAGTCTTGATGAAGAAGGCGCAAGGATTGAAGAAGATCTTAAAAAAGACCTCCAGGCGGGGGTACAAGATTCTGGAACAAAAGACGCTTGGGAATGCCAAACAGTCGATGAGAAGAAAGCAGCAAAGGATTGCGATTCTGTTTGGGCAGATGTTGCTTATAGAGCCGAGTTGCTTTGTCCTGGTATTAAGTTGAGAAAGCCCACGAAGGATCATGTTAAGAGTTTGTCTGCAATTAAAGTGATTGCATTAAAGTCGGCTTTTACTTCTGACAAGGATATTGAATCTTTTGCTAAAGGAAAAGACATTGATAAGTTTTCGAAAGATGTTTTAGATATGGCCTTTGTTGGTGCTTCTGAAGTAATAAGAGTAAAGAACAACAAATCCGTAAGGGATTCAATCTTTGTTAAAACAAGCGGTGCGGTGTCTGATGTTCAGGCAATTAATAAAATGAATAAAGAGCGTTATGGGAAAAAATAACAAATAATAGAGGAGGATATGATTATGACTAATGCGTATTTATACAGAATGCCTGCTGGAATCGCGGGAGATGTTACTCGGAAAGAAGTAGCTAAGATAGAAGCCGAAATAATTGATGCAAACACATTAACACCTACTGTATTTGGAATTCCGGTGAAAATGGTTTCTGGTAAAATTGAACGTCTTAATGGTGGTGGAGATACTATCTATGGCTTCTTGGTTCGTCCTTACCCAACTTCAGCGGCTACAAGCGAAGCTTTGGCAGTGGGAACGCCGTCTTTGGTTAATGCAGCTAATATTTTAAGAAGCGGTTATATGACCGTTAAAGTTACTGCTGGGGTAGCGGTGAAGAATGCAAATGTTCTTTTCAATGCTACTACTGGATTAGTTGAAGCTGGTGCTTCTGGTGGAACTTCAATTTCAAATGCTTTCTTTATGGGAGCTGCGGATGCTGATGGTAATGTAGAAATTGTTTACAATATCTAATGAGATTAAATTTTAATTTAGGAGGAAAAAATGATTACATACGATAAAATGACAATTGATAGCACAGGTGCTTTTCTGATTTCTGAATTGGAAAGGCTTGATCAGACTCTACATGAGCCTCTTGTATCGGTAACTTGGGGTAGAGATATTGATCTTCGTGAAGACGTGAGCATTGCCGATGAAGCCTCTAGCTTCACCAATTCAGCATTTGCGTCTGCTGGTGGATTTACTTCTACCGGTAAAAACTTTATTGGTAAAAATTCTAACTCTATTCCGGGAGTTGGATTGGACATTGGAAAGACAACCTCTCCCTTGTTTCTCTGGGGTTCTGAAGTTGCTTATACAATCCCAGAACTGATGTCTGCACAGCAGTTGGGTCGTCCGGTTGATACCCAGAAATATGCAGCAATGCAGATTAAGTATCAGATGGACATTGATGAAATGGTATACATTGGTGATAGCAGTCTTACTCAGTATGGTTTGGTTAATTCAACTGCCGTAACCACTGGTTTTGTAGCGACAAAGGCCTCTGGATATACTCAGTGGGTTCCGTCTGCATTGAATGCATATACTGCAGCAACTCCTGATGAAATTCTCAATGATGTTAATTCTCTTATTGAGACTGGTTGGAGCAATGCAGCATTTGTAGTTTGCCCAAGCAAGCTTCTTTTGCCCCCTGCAGAATTTGCCTACATTGTCAGTCAGAAAGTTTCTACAGCTGGTAATGTTTCCATCCTTTCTTTCCTTGAAGATAATTGTATTTCTTTGAAAGTAAATGGAAAGAAACTTGATATTCAGCCTCTGAAGTGGTTGACAGGTCGCGGAGTCGCAGCAGGGTCTCCTTCCGCAGCAACAAACCGTATGGCAGTTTATACCCAGGATAAGAATCGTGTTAGATACCCATTAGTTCCTTTACAGAGAACCCCCTTGGAGTATCGTAGTATTTATCATATCACAACTTATTTTGGTCGTTTAGGTTGTACGGAAGTAGTCTATCCCGAAACAATTCTTTATCGGGATGGGATTTAGTTTGTAAACAAAAAGGAGAAACTTATGATTAAGATTCAGTTGAAGAGACCTATCGAATTGCCAGTCGGAGACAGATGTATTTTAAGGCCAGGAATTCATAGTATTCCAGACGACGTCTTTTCTCATTGGTTTATTCAAGGAATGGTCATAGCTGGCGATGTTGTTGTTCTTGACGTTGCCAGTGTACCACCTCCCTTGATACCAAAGCCAAAGATAGAGGCTAAAGTGAGAGAGTCTGGTAGTTTTGTTAAAGTTGGAGTAGAAAAGGTTGTCGTAGAAGAAATTAAATCAGCAACTCCAATAGTAGTTCCAACGATATTGGTAGAACCTGCAATTTCTATTAAAGAAAATATAGTGGAAACTAAGGTTGAAGAAAAATCTAAAACAGTAATAAATAAAAGAAGGAAATTATGAGCTTTACTGTTGAACAATTTAGACTAGACTTTTCGGAGTTCTCTGCTATAAATCCACAGGTGTATTCTAATGGATTAATTAACTTTTGGGCAGGAATAGGAGATTTAAGACTTAATATAGATAGATGGGGTGATCTTAGAGATCATGGCTTGGAGTTATTTGTAGCCCATCATATCTCAATTTCTGTAGCAGATAAAAATGTAGCAGCTCTAGGAGGTATTACTGGGCAAGCTTCGAGTCTAAAGAGTAGTAAGTCAGTTGGAGATGTTAGTGTTAGTTATGATAATAATGCCATGATTGAAACTGATGGGGGAAACTATAATCTGACAACATATGGAAGAGAGTTTTTAAGGTTAGCAAGAATAGTAGGTATGGGTGGAGCACAGATAATATGATTAAGGGCAAAGTCTCTTTAAAAACTAAGGTGAATAATACTCTTGCTTTAATTAAATCAATTAAGAGTATTTCAGGTATGGAAGTTCTTGTTGGTATTCCCGAAGATAGTTCTAAAAGAGAAGAAGGAATGGTTACAAATGCTCAACTAATCATGTATCACACAAAGGGGGTTCAGTCTAAAAAATCATCTCAAGGGATAGAAGGTAATGAAGATACTAGTACTCAGTATGGAGTTGCCCAATCAGTGTATATTACCGCAAAAGGATCTCCTTTGTGGAAACTCCCACCGCGACCAATTATTGAACCGGCATTAGAAGCTCAGGGAAATAGAGAGCGGATACAAGAAGATTTAAAACTTGCTGCAAAAGAAATGCTTGATGGTAAATCAACTGAGGCCATTAATGCATTACATGTTGCCGGAATTGATGCAGTAAATATGATTAAGGATTGGTTTATCGATCCTAGGAATAATTGGCCGCTTGCAACAGATGCAACAGTTCAGGCTAGTATAAATAGGAAGTACAAAAGTAAAAGAAAAAGAGCTGCAAAGATGGACGCTTATAAAGCAGGGAAAGAGGGTTCCAAGCAGTTGCTTGTTGACACTGGACAAATGAGAAATGCTATTACTTATATTGTGGATGTAGTTAAATGATTAATCTGGCAGATATAGTTAATGATCCGGATTTAGCACAGCAGTTTGTTGTCTACAGATCAACAGGCAGTTTTGTTAAGGGGAGATGGGTAGAGAGTGCATCTGAACAGATTACTATGTTTGGAGTTATTTCAGTGATGAGTCAAAAGGAATTAAGTTTTATACCAGAGGGGGACAGAGCTTCAGGAGCTATGGTTTTTCATACAAACAAAGAATTGTTTGTAACTAGGGCGGGAACAGAGCCTGGAACTTCTGACAAGATATTATGGAGAGGGGAATTTTATAAGTTGTTTAATGTATTCCCATATTCAGATTATGGTTACTATAAAGCAGTTGGCGAAAGAATGAAGGGTAATTAAAGTGGTAGATATTAATTTGACATTACAAGAATTTGAAAATCTTATGCAGGAAATAATTGCAACTATTACGGGATTAGATGCAAATTCCAATGTCAGAGTTTCTTGGCCTTCCGGTGGTGCTCCTGCAATTGGTATTGAAGATAATATTGTTTTTATACAATGTTATGAAGTAGATAGTCCCATAAATAGAGAGAGGGAACAAATTTTTACGGAGGTAATGTCTCCTTCAGAGTTTAACATGGCCACAAGTTATACGAGAGTAATGCAAGTAGGTCTTATTTTGTATGGGGACAATTCATTTGAAAATGCTCAGGCAATTAGGGACAATATGTTTTACCCAGAAATTAGATTGTTGATGTCAAGGAATAATCTTTATTTGGTGCATGATATACCTGCTCCAAGAAGAGTTCCAGAGTTATTCAATGATCAATGGTGGAAACGAGTTGATATGACAATTCGTTTTAATGAGTTGGTAGTCCGGAATGTGTCTGTTCCGATAATAGAGAGCATGGAAGTTATTGTTAGAAATTCTGATGGTAACGAAATTGCCGACATAAATATTCAATAGCGAGGTGGAAAATGACAACTTTAAATTTAGATTCAATAGTGGATGTGGTAGTGCTAGTTTCTCCTGCATCTGCTCCTCGAGCTACCTTTAATCAATTATTGATTTTAGGTATTAAGGGGATTTCAATTTCAAATCCGATAACTAGTTCGGAAAGAGTCCGTCAGTATGTACAAGTATCAGACATGTTGCTTGATGGATTTGCCACTACGGATGAAGAGTATAAAGCGGCTTCTTTGTATTTTGCCCAAACACCTGCTCCTTCGATTGTTTGGATTGGGGTACAAGACACAACTATGAGTCCTCCAGAAGATGTATTAACAGCTTTAATGGAATGTAGAGCGATTAATGCCGATTGGTATCAGTGTTATTCAACTGTAGTTACCACTTCTGAAATTCCTGCCATTGCTCTTTGGACGGAAACAACTCTACCTTCAACAGTGTTCTTGTACAATTCTTCTGATTCTGACATTCTTGTGGCAGGGGTTATTCCAGATGATGTTGCAACTATCTTAAAGAATTTTAGTTATAAAAAGACAATGGGTCAGTATAGTGTGACTCCTCATATTATTGCAGGAGCAATTGGAGTTGCAAATGGCTTGACTACAGGCCTCGCAAATAGTGCTTATACTATGTTTGGCAAAAAAATAGTGGGAGTGTCAACAGAGAATTTATCATACAATGCAAAACAGATTGTAGAATCTAAAAATTGTAATTTGTATTTATCATATGCAAATTATTATACCATTTTTGAACCAGGCATAATGGCAAACGGATATTTTTATGATCAAATTCTCAATAGAGATATTCTTGTAAATGATATTCAGTTGTCATGTATGGATTTGTTATTTCAAAATCCTAAGATTCCGCAGACTGAATCCGGTATGACAATGATTTATAATGCTTTATCCCAGGCTTGTCAATTGGCAGTTATCAGGGGTCATTTAGGGCCGGGAACATACACTGGCATTCCATTTTTGAATTTAAATACTGGGGATGCAATGCCTCAAGGATATGTTATTCAAAGTTTGCCACTATCACAGCAATCAAATTTAGATAGGGCATTAAGAAAAGCAACTCCTTTTTATGTTACAATAAAAGAGGCAGGGGCAGTTCATAGTATGACTATAGAAGTAATAGTAAACGTATAAAGGAGGAATTATGTCACAAACAACTTATTCATTTTTAGATAGTGTGCTTATCTTAGCGCATCCTGCGGAGGCGACTCCATTTGTTTTCGTTGGAGAAGGTACGGGAAGTATTACAGTATCAATGTCGGAAACACGAACTATACATGATATTGCAGCTGATGGCTCAGTAATGGTAACAAAAGTGGCGGGAAATAACGGGCAAATTAGTATTGATGTTCAACAGACTTCAAATGCTCATAGATCTATGTTAGCATTTTTTAACAGGCTTATTCAAGCTCCACCTGATCAATGGGCGCAAGCAACTTTAGCAGTTAGAAATATAACGGATCACTCAGGACATTTATGTACGGGAATATCTCCTCAGAAAGTTCCTGATAAGGTTTATAAGAAAGAAGGTGGGCATGTTACTTGGGTATTGTTGGCTGCTGATATACAGAGTTCAACATTTTAATTAATTTGACATAACTAAAAAGGAGAAAAGAAATGTCAGAAAGAACAAAAACAGTTGAACTACAAGGACGACGTTGGCAATTGGCCAAAATCAATGCCCTTGATGGTTCAGATATAATAAGAAAACTTTTGAGTAGTGGAGAAAAACAACCCCAAGAATGGCTGGCTAAAATGTCGGACGATCAATTTAAGAATATCCAAAAAATTCTTTTAGACAACGTATCAGAAATACAAATTATAGGGGAAAAAGAAGTTATGTTACCTATAATTTTGCCAAGTGGAGTTATGAGTGGAGCAATAGCAGAAGATGCAGGATTGGTTTTCATGTTAACTATTGTAGCCCTCATGTTTAATGTATCTGGTTTTTTCGGCGGGAACGCATTGAAGGACTTTCAAACAGTGGTAGAGAATTTCAATGTGTAGAACCTGCAAATTATGATGCGTTTGCTTATTTTCCAGTTTCAGCCGGGTATTGGAAACAGCATGAACTTTGGGATGGTACTTACACAGTAGATGATTTATTGGACATACACGAAATGATAGTAGTAAAAGCAGAAAATGAAAGAAGATATTCCGAGATGGGGAATAAGTAATGGGAGCAATTAATACGGACCAGATAAAAAGTTACTTAGTTGGACTTGGTTTTGAAGTTGATGACACAGCTCTTGCGAAGTTTAATTCTGCCATTGGGAAAGCTACAGGAACAGTTGAAAAACATACCTCATTGATGTCTAATGCTTGGGTTAAAGCTGGGGGAGCAGTAACCGCCGCGACTCTTTCTATTATTGGATCAACAGGAATTCTTCTTCAGAGCTTGGCTAAAGCTGACTTGGGGTATGATCTGTATGCCATGAAAATGTTTATGGCAAGAGATGCTGCAAAGCAATTTAAAATTGTAACTGACGCAATGGGTCACTCTTTAAATGAGATTGCTTGGAACCCCGAGTTGAACAGGCAGTATAGAGACTTGATGGAAACAGCATCAAGAATTAAAATGCCAGAAGATTATGGCAAGCAGATGCATACTATACGAGAGCTAGGACATGAGTTTACAAGATTTAAAATTGAAGCTTCTTATGCAGTGGAAATGGTTGGTTATGAAATAGCCAAGGGACTTAATCTTGCTGGGGCTACCAAGAACTTTAAAGAATTTAATGTCATGTTAATGGAGAAGATGCCTATATGGGCAAAGAAAGTAGCTGACGTAATTGTTCCTATTATAAATGTGGTAAAGAATTTCGGAAAAGCTTTGTGGGAAGTTGGTGGTTATCTAAAAGATTTTTGGGATACTTTATCGGATCCTGCAAAGATAGCGGTATTTGGAACAGCCCTTACAACATTGTTTGTTGTAGGTGGTCCTGTTACTAAGGCTATTATTGGTATTGGCTTGCTTGTTGCTGGAATAGCAAAGATGTATGAATATCTTAACACTCCAGGGGAGTCTTGGCCAGCCTTAGAATCTTTATTAGCTATTATAAAAACAATAGAGTTGGCGATAAGAACAACCTTTGGATTATTAATGTCGACTTTCATGTTAGCTTCAAGTGGTGGCACTCGTCTTAACGAAGTTATTAAAATGTGGGAAGAAGAACGAGTTATACAAAAAGAAAAAGTAGGAAGCGTTGGTGGGAATATTAGTAATATTGTAAGTGGGACTAGAGGGAAGAAGGATAAGTTAACACCTGAAGAGTTAAAGCAGTCAAATGAAGAAATAAGAAAAGTTTCAAGAGGTAACAAGGACATGGAAGCTTTGATGCTTTCCGTTCGACAAATGGAAGGGGCTACTCCTCGGTCTAAGGGCGGTTCAGGGGAACTTGGCATTTGGCAGTTTATGAAAAAAACAGGTATTGAGTATGGTTTAGAGTCTGATGAAGACAGAAAAGACATTCCAAAAAGTACAGAAGCTGCATCAAAATTCTTGGCTAAATTAATGAATAAGCATGGTGGGGATGTTAATAAAGTTTTAAGAGAATATAATGGTGGAAATATTTATGGAGAAAAATCAGAAAAGAATTTAGCGATTAATACAAATTATGGTGAAAAAGGTACAGAATTATTTAAACAGTATAGAAACGTGCCTCCCTCAGCTACTGGAGGAACAACCAATAATAAAGCAGAAGTTAATATTAACGTTACGGCAAATACAGAGAAGGAAGGACAGATTGCAGGGAAAGCAGCAGCTAAGTCCTTCCTTGAAGAGACGGGAAAAAATAAAAGTTCGAATTTCTGGGGAACTGTAGCCACAGCACCGGGAGTAAATTCATGAACCCTTTGTTAGATTTAACTAATACTCAATATGCAGTTTGGAGAGTTATTGCATTGGGAAATGCAACTAATCCTCAGTTGTTAGAAACAAGTCAGAGTAACACTCAATATAAAAAGTGGCTCTCTGAAGCAGAGAAAGAAGCCAAGGATAACATGATTCCTCCTAGCACAAAAGCATACAGACCTGTGCAGTGGAGTAATGAAGATGACAAAGAAATGTTTTATATAACAGATAATCAAGGAATAGATTATTTCTTTGATGCCGTGTTTAAAACTGATATGGTAAAAGATAGGAGAATCACCCAACACCCTGTACAGACAGGAGCAAATATATCTGACCACTCTTATCAAGTTCCCACTAAGTTGATGATGGAAATTGGGGTATCAGATATTATGGATAGTTATGCAGACAATCAATGGGAGGGTGATAGTAGATCAGTTAGTGCGTATCAGAAATTAGTTGATTTGCAAAAACTAGGACAACCTTTATCTGTATCTACCCGATTGGATGATTTTGAGAATATGGTAATTGTTAGTATTAGTGTGAAGGAAGATGTAAAGACACGTTATGCGTTAAGAGCAGAGATAACCCTTCAAGAAATTATAACCGCAACAGTGGTAAAGAAGAAGATTAGTGTCGCTTCTAAAATAACAGATAAAACAGGAAAAGGGGAGAATCCAACAATAGCAAAAGCCGTGGTACAAGGAACAAATGGTGTTAAAGCTCCAGAGGCTGTAAAAGCTATGGCGATTCCTCCAGGAAGTAGCACGTTACAGAATGCAGTAACATCTTTTAAGGAACGGCTTTCTAATATTAATCCTTTTGGGTTGTAGTGAGATAAAATATGGCAGATAGATATTGGATATGTAAGACTACAGGGAATTGGAGCGATACAGCTAATTGGTCAGATACTTATGATGGGTCGACCGGAAAGTCTGTTCCTACGATTGGAGACATGGCTTATTTTATTTTACAAGGGCATGATTTAGGTGAGGATTACCCTGTTTGTATTTTTGATATAGATGCTGCTTGTGATGGTTTGGGAAATGCCTACAGTGAAGGGAGTACACCAATTACAGTTTATTTTAATGGAAGGACAACGAGTTTTGAAATTGCCGGAATAGATTTATCTTCAGAAGTTATTCAGTTGTTAGATATATCGGATAGTACAATAATAGTATCTAGCTGGAGATTATCTGATACTATAGATAAAGTTACAACGGGGTCTACCATTGAGTTAAAAGCTAAAGTAGATTTAATCGAAGCGAAGTACAATGCTTACATGGAAGATCAAGGAGAAGGAAGTATTTATAATAATTTGCGGCTTAATTATAATAATATAGATGGGGCGATTATAGCTATTTCACAACGGTATTATGATGTTGCTTTCAACACGATCAGTGTAGTTCCCAATAGTGATATTAGTGTATTTTTTTACACAGGAAATTATACTCTTGTTCCAGATTTAATTTTACATTGTGTCAGTTGGGAAGTAACTGGGTCAATAGGAAATAATTTTCATATAACGGTTGAATCTATAGATTATTTTAGGGGCGGTGGTACGTAATGGCAGATAAATATTGGATTGGCGGAGACGCAGAATATTGGAATAACACTGATAATTGGGCTTCTACAAGCGGAGGAGCGGGAGGAGAGTCTGCCCCTATTACCAGTGATGATATAGCTATTTTTGATATAAATTCAGCCCCCTCAGATTTTATGGTAATTATAGACCTTTTTATTGCATGTCGTATTAGTATTCTTGACGCTCCTTCTCTTACGTTTCAATTGTTAGGTGGTGGAATATTGTCTTTACAAGAAGACGTGTTAAATTTATCAAGTTTGCTTGTGTCTAGTGACGCAGTTTTAAATACAAATAATTATGATATGACTGTAGAGTATGCTACATTTAGTGGTGAGGCTGTTTTTAATTTAGGAGAATCTACTCTGGCACTTACCGGAGCAGGGGGAACGGTATTTACAGGAAGCTCTTTAGGGTCTTTAGTAATCTCTGGAGGAACAATAGATTTAACAGGAAGTGATATTTATGATGTTGTTAATTGTACAATCATTAATAATTCTTTAGTGGGAGTTTCTCCTGATTTACCCGCTCCCATCAATGAAGGGAATATTGATGGGGGTGGAAATTTCGGTTGGGATTTTTCATCTACAATTGTTCCATTTACTATTAGTCAAACTTCTGGAATTGTTGATATAGAAAATGTTGAGCTGCGTGATAGTGTAGCAATAGGTGGAGCAACATTTAATGCCTTTACTTCTAAAGGGAATAGTGATGGTTGGAATAATGTAGGATGGATTTTTACTGGAGGAGATCCAATACCTACTTATTCAATATCAGGAAAAGTAAGAGGATCAATTATCCAAGGAGTAACAATTAATTTAACTGGGGATGTGATTGAATCAACCGTAACAGACATAAATGGAAATTATGGCTTTTTGGGATTAAGCAATGGGGTGTACATTGTTATTCCCTCTTACCATTCTGAAGAGTATATTTTTGTACCGACTCACAAAGATATTGTAATAAATAATAGTAGCGCAATAAATGTAGATTTTGCTACCGATGCTATTTTAATTGGGATGGGCATTGCCGCTTTTAGTTCTCCAATGTTAGTTTATGGCACACAGCAAATTTCAGCAATTGGTCATTATTCAGATGGGTCAGAAAGGGTAGTAACGCAATTAGTTACTTGGGTATCTTCAGACCCTTTAGTTGCTACAATAGATTCTGGTGGATTGATTTTAGCCTTGAAGTCTGGGATAACTTTTATCACTGCTACTTATGGGGCTTTGAAAAGTAGAATAATGTTAAAGGTCGAGCAATTATTTTCCAATGTTTTTTCAGAGGGAGCAGCAACACTTCAACAAATTCCAATTAGCCCCGATCCTGATCAGACATTTACTTCTACTGTTTTAGTTGGAGGGAAAAACATAAAGATTAAATTCTTTTTGCGGTGGGATGCTCAGGCTGGTTATTGGGTGATGTCTTTAGCAGATCCAATCACTCAAAAATATTATGTTGATGGAATTCCCCTTATGGTTGGAGTCCCTCCGACATCTAATTTATTGCAGCCTTATGGATATTTAGGAATAGGTAGTTGTTATATTTCTAATGTCAGTAATTTACCAAGTGGAATTCCTAATGATACTAATCTAGGAGTAGATTACGTTATATTGTGGGGAGATACTGAAGTATGAGTGATAGTGTTTATGGGAGAAAACTAAAATTAACTGTCACAACAGCGTCTGCTACAGCAGGAGCTGAAACTATTACTATAGAGCAAGACGGGTTTACTCCAGAGCCTTTAAGGGTTACGTTTGAAGTTGATTACCCTGGGTGGAATTCAGGAAATGGCTTTTATTATTCTGAAATAGCAATATATAATCTTAATACACCTACTCAAATGCAATTGGTTGATGAGGGGGCTACAGTTGTTTTAGAAGCGGGATATCAAAATGGAGATTTTGGGGAAATTTTCAGTGGAACTATTTTTCAATCGTTATTTGAAAGGGAAGGTGTTACAGATACAAAATTGACTTTGCGGTGTTTAGATGGAGCAAGATTGTTAACAGATAATTTCTGTTCTGGTGAAATGGCTGCTCATCTTTCCCAACAGACTCACTTTCAAGTGGCCATGAATGCTGCCCAGCATACTATTGATTATGATCCTAGTGGAATAAATAAGCTGCGAACTATGAAATACCCTAGAGCAGGAGTAATTCATGCAACTCCCGGTGAGATTCTAAGAGAAATTATGAAGTATAAAGATACACAATCACAAGAAGGAAACAACGTGTTCTTTTTTACTAAAAAAGGAAAAGTGCTTTTCGGAGAACTTACCGCCGATCCAGACCCAAACTTTATTGTTGTTTCCCCCGGATCGGGTGGGTTGGTTGGCACTCCCGTTCAAACAATGTATGGAGCCAATTTTGTTTGTCTCTTAAACCCAAAGATAGAGTTGGTAATACCTATGAAGATGGTAAGATTGGATATGAGTTTGGTAAAAGAGCAAAAAGCTTCCATAGGAGAGCTCACAGGTATTTTAGATGAGACTCAAGAGTATGCAGTTATGGGAGTAAGGCATGTTGGAGATACGAGAGGTGATTCTTGGTATACTTATGTTACAGGGGTAAACAGAGGTGGAGCGATTCCGTTTGGATTAAAAGTTAAACAGATGATAGGAAAATAGTATGACATTAGGATTGATACAAAGATTGATAGATTCACCTTCAATGCAATCAGAGATGATACATCGTTACTTTGATCAGTATGATTTTAATCTAAGATGTGCTGCTCCTGGAATTATTAAAAAGTTTGATAAAGATAAGCAAACAGTTTCAGTTCAATTGGTTATAAAAGATATAATTAGTTTAGATACAAAGAACGGAAGAGAGGTTAAATCGATACAGATTCCTCTTTTAAAAGATGTGCCAATTGTAATTCCTAGGGCAGGTGGATTTTCAATGACTTTGCCAATTCAAGAGGGAGATGAATGTTTAGTGATGTTTGCAGATTCTCATATTGATGCTTGGTGGCAGAGTGGGGATGTTCAAGAGCCAATGTCGGCAAGAAGGCACGATCTATCTGATGGCTTTGCGATATTAGGAACATGGAGCCAGCCGAATATAATTGATGAATATAATGTCGATGATTTAGAAATTAGAAATGAAGATGGAAAAACAAAGATTCAGATTAAAGATGACACTGTTAAGATTGTTGTTAATGAAGATACTTTTATCACAGTAAAGGATAAAGAAATAATTATTACTAGTAATGCCACAATAGACATTAAGAGCACAGGTGCAATGAATATTGAGAGCGAATCCACAATAGACATTAAGAGCGCGGGTGCAATGACAGTTAATAGTGAAGGAACTTTAGACATTAAGAGCACTGGTGATGTGAGTATTGGGGGAACATCCATCACAATTGCCGAGGGATTACTTGGAGTTGCTAGGATTGGGGATGCTGTTGCCGTAAATATTAGCACTGGAATAGGAACAATAACAACAGGAAGTTCTTTGGTAAAGGCAGGTTAAATATGAGATATAGAAGAATCGTAAATGGGGAGCCTTCTTATGGACAAAGTCAACAAGATTTTCTTCAAGGAATAGAAGCTGTAGGGCAAGCGATAGCAACTAGACTCAGCTTGTATTCTGGAGAATGGTGGGAGGATATCTATGACGGTCTTCCTGTCTGGACAAATTTATTGGGTTATGAGGGAGCTAATAAGACAAAAAGTAATGCAATAATAAAAGCTCGAATATTAGGTACAAAATTAGATAATGTGAGTTTAGTAACTTCAGTGGAGAATATCACAAATACTTATAATAGTGTTACAAGAAAATATACATTTAAAGGTTACGCAAAAAGTGTATATGGATATATTTCGATTAGTTCTTAAAAGGAGAAAGTAATTATGGCATATTTTGACCCTTACATAGATTCTACTGGATTCCATTACCCGACGTATTCAGATATTCTAGAATATCTGACGATTAATTATAAAAACATTTATGGGCAAGATGTTTATTTGGGAAACGATGCCGCCGATCATCAATGGATATCTATTTTTGCTCTTATGTTTTATAACTCAATGGGAACTTTACAATTAGAGTACGCAAATAGAAGCCCACTTACAGCAGTTGGTGTAGCTTTAGACACTCTATTAAAAGATAATGGAATGACTAGAAAGCCTGCCACGTATTCTACTTGCTTGTTAGTGATTACAGGAAATGCAGGAACAGTCATCACGAATGGATTTGTAACAGATGTTAATGGGAATGTATGGGCTTTACCTACAATAACTGTAATAGGGGATGAAGGAACTGTTTCAATAAGTGCTACTTGCCAAACAAGCGGAGCGGTGACGGCTCTTCCGGGAACAATTACAAGCATAACTACTCCTCAGTATGGTTGGATTTCTGTAAATAATGAGGTTGCGGCTATTGTTGGATTGCCCTATGAAACAGATGCTCAGTTCAGAGCAAGACAGTCTCTAAGTACTCGGTTAGCTTCTCATACAATGCTTGCAGGAACATTTGCAGGAATTGCGGCGGTAGAAAATGTTACTAGGTATAATGTTCATGAAAATAGTACTAGTTATTTTGATGGAAAATCACCTCCTCATTCAATAGCGGCTGTTGTAGAAGGAGGAACTGATTTAGATGTTGCTACAGCCATTTTTGCAAATAGGGGGATTGGTTGCGATACTTATGGAGTAGGAGAATACGGAGTAACGGTAACGGTAATAGATCCTGACACTTTAGCATCGATGGATATTAGTTTTTTCCGTCCTAACTACCTCCCAATTTATGTTGAAATGTATGTAACAAAACTTATTGGGTATACAGATGCTATAACTGGACAGATTAAGCAGGCTTTGGCGGATTATCTTAATTCTTTGCAAATAGGTCAGAATTTAACGATATCTGCTTTATATGGAGCAGCTTTGGCAGTTATGCCTAATATACATGAACCTATGTTTTCAATAACTTTAGTGGGAGCAGGGACAGACCCAATGGCTTTGTCAGGAAACGACATAATAGTTGATTTTAATGAAGTTACTCAGGGAATATTGGGTGACTCTCCTGAGCACATTATTTTGGTGGTGACAGTATGATAGCAACAGTTGATAAATATTTGCAGTTAATAACTAGTCAGTACCAGAATTCTCCAAAGTTTTTGGCTTGGTTATCGACTCCATTAGAAATGTGGTATGGAATTCAAATGTTTGTGGAATCTATGTCAAATTCTTTTGATGTAGACACAGCGGTAGGAGCCCAATTAGATACAGTAGGAGTTATATTAGGTCAAAACCGAACTCTTCCTTTTCAACCTACTGATGGCTCGTCAGCATATTTGGAGGATGCAACTTATAGGAAAGTTTTAAAGTTAAAAACAATGACCAATTATTGGGATGGTTCTCTAGCTGGTATTTATGCAGCTTGGAATTCAGTGTTTCCAGATGTAGATTTATTAATCACAGATAATAAAGATATGACGGCAAGTGTGACAATAACAGGTTCATTGACACAAATTGTTATTGATATGATTCATCATGACTTAATTATTCCAAGACCTGAAGGTGTTGAGTATTGGTATGGAGGAACGATTGGAATTATTGCAATCTTTTCTTACGATTCTGATCTTCTTGATCCTGTATATTTCTTGGGTTATGATGAAGGTTACTGGGATAGTACGATAAGTTAAAAAGGAGGATTTATAAATGGCTGGATCAAATAATTTTTTACAATTTGATGTTAATAAGAATAATATCCAAAGCATTGCGGATTATGTTGCAAGTACTTATCGAACAGGTGGAGTAACTTCTGGAGTTGCTCCTTCGAGTATTCACAATAGATTATTCTATCAATTAAGTACAATGGTGGCAGCTTTAGGAACAGCTCTTGCGAATAAGGGGTATACAGTTAGTGATGATAGCATAGCGAACTTAACAACTTTATTACAGAGCGTGATAGCGGTCAATGCTGATTGGAACGCAACTTCTGGGGTTGCTCAAATTTTAAATAAACCAACTATAAGTGCAGTTCCTCCGGGATCAATTTTAGTTTGGCCTACACAGATTGTTCCTTATGGATATTTAGAATGTAATGGAGCGTCAAAATTGATTACTAGTTATATTGATTTGTATAATGTTATTGGTTATCAATATGGGCAATTAGATTCCTCTCATTTTAATCTTCCTGATTATCGAGGATATTTTCTACGAGGTTGGGATCATGGAGCAAATAAAGATCCGGATAAATTAACTCGCTCAGATAGAGGTGACGGAACCAGTGGAGATCATACTGGTACAAAAGAAGCAGATACTTTTAAGAGCCATGTTCATTCTAATAAACTTCAAGACATGTATCATCCATATAGTTTTGGTGGTGCTATGCCACAAGTAGGGGCAGGGGGAAATAATGGTAATTACAATACAGATGCTACAGGCGGAAATGAAACTAGACCAATAAACATAAATGTTATGTATATTATCAAGACATAAAAGGGGTAAAGTAGCGATGATATTAATAGTAAAATTGATTAAAATAGGTTATAATAATCATGTAAAAGATTTGTCTGATAATTTGCAGGCAATCTTTGTTATATATAGTAACTCTATAATTGATGCCACTAGCAGGAAAAGTTAAGAGTATGAAATTAATCATGAAGATTCAATAGAAAGGAGTGGCGTCGAAAAAAGTTTGGAGGAAAAACTTATGAAAAAGATTCTGTTGATATTATTTGTAGTTGTTGTCGGTATATTATGTCCACTCGTTTCGTTGCATAATGGTGGGACAGCAACACTCCCTCCCGGGACATTGACTAGTGTAGACAAAAGTAAAAATTATTTTGATGAATTGAGGCATCAAGTAGGTTTTTGTGAAAGCGGGAATAAACATGATGGAGTTTGGGGAGACGGTGGATTGGCGTATGGCAAGTATCAATTTCATAAAAGAACTTTTGATTGGATGAAAAAAAAGGCTAGAAGACCTGAACTGAAAAGAGAGAACTTACAAGATCAAGAATGGTTGTTTGCGTGGGCGCTTAAAAATGGTTATGGCAGTCATTGGACATGTTATACAAAAATAATGAAGAAGGGAAAAATATGTGGTACTTAAATCCTAAGAATTTGGCGTTAATAGCTTTGTTGGTTGTCAGTGTTATGGCAAGTGGGTTATACCTTTGGCAACGTAACACCGTTATTAAGCAAAAAAGTGAAATTGGTCTTTTGAAAGTATCAAATGAGAGTTTACAAGGGCAGATCGAAGATTATAAAAAGAATATTCTTGCAATGAAGAAGGCACAAAAAGAACAACAGCAGATAGCAAATGATACAGCACAACTTTTATCGGATGTAAATAAAATGGTTGAATCAAAATGTATAGGAGGAAAAGATGAAAAGAGTATTAGTGATATTACTTATTACTTTAATTCTAATGGCAAGCTGTCTTCCGGTAGTACAGAAGCCAACGGAAAAGCAGTGTCCAAAGCCGATCCGTCCCATATTAGTGGATGGACAACAAAACAACTAGTTGAAAATTATTTGGTGATGATTGATTATGTATTGAAATTGGAAAGGAGTATTTCTTGTTATGAAAGCAATTAAAGATATATTATTATCATTGTTTGGAGTAGGGGGCATCTCAATGATGAGATTTCTTACTTTCTTTGTGATAGTAGATATAATGTTGGTTTGGACAATATCCTGTGTTAAGGCTGGTTTTGTCATACAAGATATTCCAACAGGAGTCGCAGGAATTTTTCTTGCGATAATTGCGGGTAAATTAGGGCAAAGATTTGCCGAGAATGATGGAGAACAAAAAAAAGAGAAGTAAATTATGGAAGCTTTTTTAATTGGTATAGCAGTTGGAGCAATTGCGGCCAGTGTTGTGTTTTTCTTTATTTGGAAAAATAATAAAGCAAGGGTTAACGATGCATTGGAAATTGCATATACAAAGTTTAAGTAAAAGGTATTTTTATGAAGTCAATAATTATTATTGGATGTGCTCCCTGTTGGGAAGAAGATTTTGAAAATTTTAAAATTCTTGTTGATGAGTTTGATGTTATGGCGATAGGGGCTGATTGTCCTTACGGTGGAGCCATCCAATATTTTGCCACTTACCATTTTGTGGATATCCCTATTTACAAGATGAGAAGAAAGAATGCGAATTGCAATTTAGATTTTAAAGTCATTTGCCATAAAAATCAATTGGCGAGTGGAGAGAAGTTAGATGTTGACATAGTTGAGCTTCACAAGACTCCTTCGGGGTCTTCTTCTTTGTTGGGGGCGGCAGCGGCAATTCATCTTGGTTATAAAAATATAGTATTGTGTGGGTGTCCCATGGAAGGGGACAACAAGAACAAGATTACCCCCTATAATACTTTTCAAATAGGGTGGGCAAGCAGACTTTCAGAAATAAAGAATTATGTTCGTTCCATGAGCGGTTATACAAAGGAGATTTTAGGAAGACCCACAAAAGAATGGCTTGGTATTTAATAATTGGTTAGGAGACGACCATAATGATATTTAAAAGCATAGGAAAAAATGTTAAGATTTTTAATTCTGCAAAAATAATTTGCCCAGAAAACATAACAATTGGAGATGAAACTTTAATTGCTGATTTTTCATTTCTTTATGCAGTTGGTAAAGGAATAGAAATTGGTAATTTTTGCCATATAACTGAGCATGGGATAATTCAGGCTGGTGGTTTGGTAAAGATGGGGGACTTTTCTGCAATAGGCCCACGGACAACTATTTTGGCGGCTTCAGATGATTATGAAGGAAACGGATTTATTGGGTTGGCTGTGTTTGGTGATAAGTATCGGAAGCTATCATTTAAAGACGTCACTATCGGTCGTCATGCCCATATAGGAATGGGTTGTATTATAATGCCAGGGGTTACAATCGGGGATGGCTGTTCAATTGGTGCAGGAAGTTTAGTAACAAAAGATATGCCTGAATGGACGATTTGTTATGGGCATCCTTGTAAACCAATAAAGGCAAAGCCAAGAGAAAAGCAATTACAGATGGAAAAGGAATTTTTAAACGGGTATTATGGGCATGCTTACTAGGGTAGTATGATGGTTGCAAACAGAGCATACTTTAACAAGTCCAACAATCCTGTGGTTGTTGGGTGGGACACTTGCCGAGCCTCTGCCCATATTTAAGGAATATTATGGATAATTTGTACACCCCACAATCGATTCCTAATTTTGATTATACCAAGGATTTAGGTGATCCTGGAAAAGCCCCTTATACTCGTGGGATTTACGCGAACATGTACAAAGGAAAAGAATTTACGATGCGCCAATTAACGGGTTTCGGTTTGCCTGAAGATACTAACAAGAGAATGAAGTTCATGCTGGAGAATGGAGCTACCGGATTGAGTGTGCTTTTTGATTTCCCAACTATTCAGATGTACGATTCTGATGATAAAGTTTCAGAGGGTCATGTAGGATTTTCTGGAGTATGTGTAGATTCGATAGAGGATATGTACGATCTTTTTGAGGGGATCGACATTAAAAAAGTATCCATATCAATTGTAACACACTATCCAACGAACACTGCAATCTTATTTTCGATGTTCTTGGCTATGGTAGAAGAGAAAAAGATTTCTTTCAGTGAGTTGAGAGGAAGTGTACAAAATGACGCCACGATGGAAGAGGTAGTAAGATGTGGAGCAGAATTTATTTCACCTAAGAATTGTTTCCGGATTCAATGCGATAACTTTGAATTCATAATGAAGAACATTCCCAAGTGGAATCCCATAACTTTGAACGGGTACAATTTAAGAGAGTGTGGGACATCGGCGATAACAGAAATGGCGGTGGCTATATCAAACGGAGTGGCAACGATCAATGAAATAGTCTTGAGAGGGTACATGCCAAGTGAAATTGCCAGCAGGATTGCATTCTTTTGGTCTATCGATAGGAACTTCTTTGAAGAAGTTTCAAGGCTCCGTGCAGTGAGAAGAGTTTGGTATAAGTTGATGAAATACAAGTTCAACATTACTGAAGGCAAAGGATTGTTGATGAGATGTCATGTTCAGACTTCTGGCATTTCCTTAACGAAACAAGAGCCTTTAAATAATATTGTTAGATCAGCCTACCAAGCTTTATCCGCTGTGTTTGGCGGTGTACAGTCATTGCACGTAGATTCATACGACGAAGCTTACTCAGTTCCTACAGAAGAAGCAGCTTTAATTTCCTTGAGAACACAGCAGATTATCCAAGATGAGACTGGTGTAACGGATGTGATTGACCCTCTGGGCGGGTCTTACTTTATAGAAGCTCTCACGAACAAAATTGAAAAAGAATTGCTTAATGAAATTAATAAAATAGAAAACAATGGAGGGTATATTTATCTGCTTCAATCTGGAAAGTTGCACAAAGAAGTTTCTGTCTTTGCATATGATCAACAGAAGAAAATGGAAGATGGCTCTATCCCTATTGTTGGAGTAAATAAATATAAGCGGCAAAATGTAAGTACACCCGTGAGCATGTTCCAATATCCCTTGGGGGTAGAAGAAAAACAAAAAGACAAGTTAATTTTATTGAGAGCCAAGAGAGACAATAAAAAAGTTAAGAAAACTTTGGCCGATCTTGAAAGAGTTTGTGGAACGAAAGAAAATGTAATTCCATATTGTATTGAGTGCGCCAAGGCAAGATGTACAGAAGGGGAAATGTTTAAGTCGTTTAAGAATGCATTTGGGCTTTGGAAGGAGAAGAACGTATGGGTATGGCAGTAGGAGTTCATCGTATAACTGAAGATTTTGAAAAGGCATTGTGTGACTACACAGGGGCAAAGTATGCCATTGCTGTTGACAATCAGAGTAATGCTTTATTTCTTTCATTATCCTATGAGGGTGTAAATGGAAAAGAAATATATATCCCAGCAAGAACATACCCTTCAGTTCCTTGTGAGATCATTCGTGCTGGAGGTAAGGTAAAATTTATCCAATCAAATAGAGAAACATTAAAGGGAGCTTATCAGTTAATTGGATCGAAAACATGGGATAGTGCATTGCGGTTTACTTTCAATATGTATATACCAGACACCTTTATGTGTATCTCTTTTACAGGTGCTTATAAGCATTTGAAGCTTTCAAAAGGTGGGGCAATACTTACCGATAATCATGACGCTTATCTTTGGTTTAAGAGGTCAAGATTTTCTGGTAGAAGAGAGTGTTCTTATTTTGATGATAATTTTGATATGCTAGGGATTAATTGTTATATGATGCCAGAGCTTGCAGCTAGAGGGCTTTTATTAATTCAGCAATTTTATGATAGCAATAACAACCCAAAGAGTAATGAGGATATAGAATTGCCATATCCAGATTTAAGTAAATTTGAGGTGTACAAATGAAAATTGAATTGTACACATTTACATATAATGATGAAGATTTTCTTCCATTTTTTCTTCAATACTATTCACTTATTGTAGATAGGATGACGTTTATTGATAGTGGATCAACAGATAGAACTTTGGAATTAATTAAAGATCATGAAGTGGTTCAGACAGGATTGACATGGTGGGATTGGGATAATTTGCATAGTATCAGGGATAGTATTTGGAGAGACTCAGAGTTTGATTTGATTTTCTTTCCTGATTTGGATGAGATATTTTATAAAGAGAATTTGAGACAATGGTTGGATGGGCACAGGTCAGCAATATACAAGATGAAAGGATATCAAATGGTATCAAGGGAGTTCCCTGAATTAGAGACTAATATATTGGATATTAAAAGAGGTTGTCCTTTGCCTCTGCATGATAAGTATACAATATTTAACCCTAAAGCAGATTTGAAATTTGTTGACGCCCATAATATAGCAACTACTTCAAGAAACATTAACATGCTTGAAATTAAATTGTTGCATTATAAATACCTAGGTGCTGACAATATGGTGAGAAGAGCAAACTTAATAATTGACAGAGTACCAAGGGGAAGTTTCAGTAAGAACATAGATGGGAATATTTTGGTTAAGTTCCCCGCATTTATAAAAACTAAGAGAGAGTATCAAATAGAAATTGAAGAGATGTTAGAAAAATCTATTGCGGTGATATAGAAATGATTACATCAGTTCCACATAATTACTATAAGAGAGCAGATTCAAAAGCTGATTGTAGTTTTGGGAATGTTCTTTTTACGATAGCTGGGATAATTGGAGTAGCCACAAAGAATAGATATTCTTATGGGTTTTACCCTTGGGTGAATCAAGAATATTTTGTTAATAAATTACCGGAAGTAGGTAATGCACATTTTGATAATTTTCAGAACCCAATAACATTTCAAGGGTTTGATGTTGGTTTTTGTGGATTTGATATTCCTGATAATGTAAAAATAAATGGTTATTTTGGGAGCGAGAAATATTTTGAACATTGTAAAAACTTAATAAGGTATTATTTTACAATGAAGGATTTGTGTGGTTGTTACAAAGATTGCATTATCATACATTGTAGAAATTATAACGATGATTGCGCTGGAATACAACCTTTGCCCAGAAAATATTATTTAGACGCTTTAAAAAAAATGCCAGATAAAAAGGTAATAGTGATAACTGATAATATAGATAAGGCGAAAGCCACAATAAAGAAGGATTTTATTTATGTGAGCAATACACCGATAATTGATTTTTATTTGCTTACTAAAGCTGAATATTTAATAATGGGTAATAGTACATTTAGTTGGTGGGGGGCTTGGTTGAGTAATGCAAAAACAGTTGCTCCTGCTAATTGGTATTCGGGAATATTTAAGGATTGTCCAACTAAAGATTTATATTGTAAAGAATGGGAGGTAATATAATGCCGATAAAAGAAGATTTTCTTAAAAAGTATTTTAACAATGTTTTTGTAGAAACAGGTTCGGGTGATGGGTCGGCAATACAAATAGCGGCTAATGCTGGATTTCGAGAAATTTATTCAATCGAGTTATCACCAGTATGGTACAAACATTGCCAGCAAAAGTTTAAAGTATTTGGTAATGTAAAATTGATATTTGGAGATTCAAGGTTTGCTTTGGAACAAGTAATAAATAAAATACATGAGCCAATTACGTTTTGGCTTGACGCCCACTGTTCCGGGGGGGAAACTGCCGGTGGGGATATCATCCCTATATTTGATGAAATAAAAATAATAAGTAGACATAAGATAAAAACCCATACGATTGCTATTGATGATATGAGATGTTGTAATAATCAAGATGAGATGATAAAGGAACTATTATTGATCAACTCCGATTATAAAATTATATATGAGGATAGTAGTCTGTTTAAAAACGATATTTTAGTAGCAAAGGTATGAAATGAAAATAGCTGTCGTAGTCGCCACTTATAAAAGAGCAGATGGTAAAACACCTTTTTATTTGAAGAGAATGTTAAATTCTGTTTTTTCTCAAAGACATTCTAACTTTGAAATATTTCTAGTTGGTGATTGTTATAGTGATGTAAAAGAATTAAAGGGAATAATTAGTCAGTACCCTTCAAATAAACTTCACTGTTTTAATTTAGACAGGGCAGTGGAAAGAGAGAAATATACTGACAAGAATGTTCTGTGGTGCTGCGGTGGAACGGAAGCTGTTAATATTGGTATTGACAGAGCTTTTGAAGCTGGGTTTGAATATATTAGCTTTTTAGATCACGACGATTATTGGACACCCTACCATTTGAGTAGTATTAATGAAGTGGTGAAATATATAGACGCGGATTGGGTATGTACAAAATCTACTTATGGAGATATAAGTATTTTACCCAAGATAGATAGAGAAGATCAATTTATTCCATTTCTTCCAACTCCCGGTGGAGTAATAAGGTCATCTGTTTGTTATAATGGAGTTTCTATTCCTGTGCGTCCAATTAATACTTTTGAAGCATATGGAGAAGTTATTCCTGGAGATGCCGATTTATGGGATAGGATGGGAAAATATATTACTAAAAATAAATTAGTTAGTTACTTAGTAAATAAAGTTACATGTTATCATGAGGAAGAGGGGTATGCGTTAAATGCGAGTTGATGAATGTACTACAGGAATTACGGTAACACATAATACGAAAGATTTAATTGAAAGAGCCTATAATTCTATTCGCAAGTTTCATCCTAATATGAAACTGATTATAGTAGATGGGTCAGATAGAGGGGATACATGTTTTACATATGTATGCGGGTTGGCTAGTGAGAATACAAAAGTATTTCATGTAGATAAAAATATTGGTCATGGAAGGGGACTTTGTGTTGGGATAGAAAGAGCTGAGACTCCATTTGCACTCATTTTTGATTCAGATATTGAGATGCTAAAATCTCCTATTCAATCAATGCTAGATATGATGGAAGAAGATACATATGGAGTTGGTTACACGGAGAAGACGGCTTTTGATGGGCATGAGTGGGGATGTAAGCCATCTCATTTATCTCAAGGCTGGATGAGGTATTTGCATCCTTATTTTTGTTTGTTACAATTAAAAGAGTATAAGAAGTATGCACCCTTTATTCATCATGGCGCGCCTGCGGTAAATGCGATGCTCAGTGTCCATAGAAGTGGATTAGCAGACAAAGTGATAAAAGAGTTTCCAGGATTGGGACATTCTTCAGGGGTAGGTTGGGTTTGGAAAGGAGAGCCTAGAGAGTTTATTCGTCATGATACTTATGGAACAAGAGCAATTAGACGGTCAAAAGGATTGGAGGAAATTGAAGGTGTATGGGAAAGAGTTGTTGACTCTGGGGGGATAACTTGTATAACTTGTACAGGAGATCGTCATTTGACATTTTCTTTATGTGAAAAGTGGATGAACAATCAGACCATAAAGCCTGACCAATGGATTGTAATTGATGATGGAAAAAGGCCAACAAGTCCTATTAAAAATGATTATATAAAATATGTTTATAGAGTTCCGACAGAAAGTGATCCTCAGTTTACTCTTTTATTAAATGTGAAGGAAGCCTTTAAGCATGTTAATGGTAGTAAAATATTATTTATTGAAGATGATGAATATTATGCCCCAAATTACATCGAAAAAATGTTGAAGAGATTAAATGATTATGAATTAGTAGGAATAGGAAAAAGCAAATATTATCACTTACCTACTCGTAAATGGTACATTCATCCAAATATGGGTCATGCAAGTTTAGCGCAAACTGCCTTTAGGAGAAGTTTTTTAAAAGATGTAGTTCAAATTATTGATGGAGATTCTTTTTTAGATATAAGGATATGGGGTATAGTAAATGGACATGATGCAGCATTTAAAAATTCTGGGGAAGATACTAGAATTTCAAATGATGGGAGAGGCTTAGTATTTGAAGACAAAGAAAATTTGTATGTTGGTATGAAAGGGTTGCCGGGAAGAAATGGAATAGGAGCAGGGCATAAAGGAAACAATGATTGGTATCATTGTGACAAAGATGAGAAAGTTTTAAGGGATTGGATAAAAAAAGAAGAGGATTTAAAAGTTTATACTGGAATTTTACAAAGTGTTATGGGAGTCCAAACATCTTATTCAAAAGTAAGATGTTTTAATAAAGGGGAGAAGTTATCTGCAATTAGTAGATAATAATTTTACAATGAACACCAAGTCAAATAGGAGGATGTACAATGATAAATGAAACAGTAAAGGCAAAAGATCAGATGAGTTTGGGTATTGGCAAAGGACTTCTTGAAGGAATTGATATTAATGCTAACATGAAAGTAGAATTGTTTGGGCAAGACGGAAGTTTAAAAGAAATAAGGGAAGTACATAATACAGTAACTAATGCAGGAAAATATGGGGTAATTGATCAGATTTTAGGAACACCTACGTTAGCAAAAGCTGGTTGGATGGAAGTAGGGGAAGGCACTGGAGGAACGACAAAGTTAAATGATTATGTAGCAGGATCAAGAACTGCCTTGGATTCTAAAGCAAGACTCAATGCAGTAGTTACAATGATTTGTACGTTTGCCGCTGGAGTAGGGACAGGAGCTTTAACAGAAGCTGGTGTGTTTGATGTAGTTACTGAAGACACAATTAATATGTGGATGTATGCAGAATTTGCCACAGTAAATAAGCTTATTGGAGATAGCCTTGTAATCACATGGACTTTAACTCAGGGTTAATTTAAAGAGGGGTAATTATGAGTACATCGTATTTTGGATTTATAGCATTAACAGGAGGAGGTGCAGGAGCTCTTGATAAATTGGATGGGGCTATTCTTGTAAATGAGGATTATGCAAATGGAGTTGTAGGCGTTTATAATTATGTCTATCAATTAATTGCTGCCTCTGGTGCTACTCCTGATGGTGAAAATGTAATTATCCCTATTACAAATCCTGGAACGAAAAGATGGCTTTTAAGAAACAAAAGTTCATCTGTGAATACAGGTGATGCGGCTTCTCTACCAATCGGTGGAGGAACATTAACAGGTGACCTGAATGTCGGCACTACTTCAGCCGGGCATAATGTTGCGTTAAGAGCCACTGAAGGTTCGGAAATGTGTCCAGCCTTGGAAGCCGTCAATTGGACTTGCACAAATGGTTGGAGCGCTGGAAGCGGTAATCTTATTAGAGTAAATAATGCTTCTACGGGAACAGCAACTCCGTCAGGTACATTTGATGTAGTAGCCGGGAAGACTTATAAAGTAACAATGACTGTTTCTGCGGTTTCAGGGGTTATTACTTATCATATTGGCAGTTCATTAGGAAGGCAATTAACCACTACTACTTTTACAGATTATATTAATGCAATTACAACAGGCAAGATGGTTTTTACTGGAATTGCAGGGACAACTTGTACTGTTACAGCACTAAGTATTAAAGAATTAACCACGGCAACAGGAGATTTACGAGTTTATGGTAGAACAATTGTTGGTAGTGGTGTCTGGTCAGATAATGATTCAAAGGCTATTGATATTCTTCCACAAGGTGATATTGGAGTTCGTGGAATAAGGTATAATTTAACTCCCAATGATCAAGAGTTTGCCGAAGGGAAAACGTATTGGGACTCTATTTGGAAAACACTGAATGTTCAGACAACAACAGATATTACATTACCAGTAGGACAAACAGATTTACGCAGAGTTTATAACAATACAGGTTCGATTTTATACAAAGGGAAAACCGTATATTCAAATGGCATTCATGCTGATGGAGATAGTTCTACTGTTACAGTAGTATTAGCAAGAGCAAACTCAGACACTACATCGGATGTGTTAGGGGTAACTACACAAGATATCCCGATAGCATCTTATGGGTTTGTTACTGTTCGAGGGAATATAAACAATATTGATACAACAGTGATAACCGCTTCTGCTGGCGATATTCTTTATTTAAGTGCGGCTACTGCAGGGGAATTAGTAAATACTATTCCTGTAGCTCCAAATCTAGAAGTCAGAATTGGAAGACTCATTATAGATGACGCTACTACTGGAAGAATTAATGTTAGAATTTCTCAAGCCTATAAATTGAACGACTTAGTAGATGTTGCCGCTCCCTCTCCATCTGCAGGTCAATTATTAAAGTTTGATGGAGTGTCATGGGTTGCTTCGGATACTTCGACAGTTGCGGGAGCTGGAACAGTTAATCTCTTTTTAACTGATCAAGATATTCCAATAGAAGGAATGACACGAGCGGCTGCTTGTGTGGTTACTTGGACAGCCCACGGTCTTGCAACTGGTGCTTATGTACAAATGATCGAAATCACTCAAGCGGAGTGGACAGCGCTTAATTGGACATTAGCCACACCTTTATTTCACCAAGTAACGTATCTTAGTGATAATACGTTTTCTATTCCAGTGAATACTTCTGGGTATGCAGCGGATTATAATGCAACTGTTGATCCGGGAACTATCTCCTCTGGGAAATTACAAGATACACCAAATGTATCGATTGTGACACAAACTGATTATGCTCAATCAACAGGCAGTGTAGAAGTTTTGATTGACACTTATACATCATATATTCTAAATAGAACAACTATTGATAGTGGATTATGGGAATTTCATACCTGGTGCTATGCGTCATCCATAACGAATGTAAATACGATTGTAATAAGAGTTTACAAGAGAAATACTGCAGGAACTGAAACACAATTATTTTCGGTAGAGACTTCAGATTTAGGTACTGCGAGTATAGAGTCCATAATACCTAGTCCTCAACCAGCGTATACGATTTTAACCACTGATTATCTTGTGATTAAGTATTTTGCCAAGTCAGATCGAGGGGTGGGGAATTATCGTACACTGTATATAACTCACAATGGCTCAACTGTATATTCTTATATTAGAACTCCCATTACAGTATTGCATGATGAGTTAGCGGGTTTGAATATTGGCCCTTATTCACATTTATCAGCAATAGAAAAAGCCTCGGCTATTAGAAATGCAACGGCAGCACAAGATGGAAAAATGACGGCTGCATATGCAACTAAATTAGATGGTATTGAGAAGGCAAGTGTGGCAGAAGACCTAGCTGGAATAAACGATGCTAAGTTCGTTACTCCATTAGGGCTAGCATCCGGGAATGGCGCAACGTTACCAGTAACACCATATAAAGGGCAATTGTTTTTACACACACCAACAGGAAGAAACATTTTGTTTCAGTACATTGGAGGTGTATGGTATCCTCAAGAGTCTTTTGGAGCAATCACTATATATGTCCACTCAACGGGAACAGATGATTTAGAGCACGGGACAGCAACAGGAACCAGCGCATTTAAAACAATAACTTACGCTTACTCAATACTCCCTTATCTCACTGGTGATAAAGTAACTATAAACTTGTCAGGTGAGTCTTTCACTGAAAACCTTAGTTTTACCCCACGTGCTACTAATGTTGAGTTTGTGGGTACAACAAGTGTTGCTTATTCTGGTACAGCAACAGGTGGGGCAAATGGTTCTGGCGCTACTCCAATATCTGTAACGGGAACCTTTACTGCTAATGTATACAATCATAAGATGATCAAATTCACAAGTGGAGCAAATACTGGGTATATCCGTCCTGTTGGGTTAACTACTACAACAACTCTTTATGTTGTCGGTGCGGCCTTACCTGCTACACCCGGGAATGGTGATACATACCAGATATTAAGTTTAGATACTACTCTTGTTGGTACGATTAGATGCACACATTATGAAAACCAGTTAGCTAGAGGTTCTAGTGGAATTACTGTTTTTTCAACTATAAATGTAAACAGTGTTGGTGCAGAGAATATGGTTTATGCCAATTATTCTTTGATGATGTTAGTTAATTCGGTTTTTACAGATACTAATGCTACTTATGCTATTGCAGCTGATAATAGTAGTTGGATTGCTTTTGCGGCATCGGTTTATGTTAGTACATCAACCAGTACTGTTGTTGGTTTTGAGGCTGACTGGCTAGGACAGATAGATTTGTATAATAGTATCATAGTTGGAAAAGATGGGACTACAGGTATTGGCATAAAAACTACATCCGGCGGAAAAATCTCAATTGAAACTAATGAAATAAAAGGTTGGTTAATAGGAACAAAATCAATATCTGGTGGTTATGTTAATTCGTTCGATGGTGGGGTAACTTCCTTCTTCCATGGCAACGGAACAGCATTGCAAGTAGATTTAAATGGGGTTATGGACATACTTCCATCTTCGGCTAGTATTATTTATGGGACAAAATTAGATGGTACGGCTGATGCGAACACCAACAATTATATTAATAATACTATTGCAACAGCCGCAGAAATAACCACAGGCACAGCGGCAAAAAACGTTACAGCAGATCAGTTGGCTTTGTCTTCACCAACTTTTTTAGAATTGACTACAAATGCCGCTGAAGTGACAACAACTTTATATAATAAGTATATTCCTATTATTTCTGATTCGGCAGGTGTTTTTATTCGTAGAATGACGTATGCTTATACCGGTTCATATGTAGCGTCAGCTGGTGTAGGCATTGGTAATGGAGCTATACAGTATAATACTGGCTTGTCCCCCTATGTTTTTGGGATAAATTCTGGTCAATATAATATTGGCAACTACTTAACTGCTTTTGGAAGTTTAGCAGGGCAATGTAATATAGGTAATAACTGCACTGGTATAGGCAATTCTGTTTTAAAAAATAATCAGGGTGTATCTATCTCAACATTAGGGATGCAGTCTGGACTTTATAATGTTGGGGCGACTTGTAGTGGGTTAGGTGCTTATTCTATATATAGGAATAATTGGGATGATGTTATTGCTATTGGAGAACAATCAACATCTAGTGGTTTTATTCAAGACGCAGCTACAGACCAAACTTTTACAGACGCAGAAGTAACGCCGGGGGTAATTACGTTCGCAGGAGCGCATGGTTTTGGTACTACTGGTAAAATGGTTAATCTATATTTTACAACAACAGCAGGAACACCACCAACTGGATTGGTAACAACATCTAGATATCAATTTTCGATAACTTCTTCCACTATAATGACTTATGCAACCGATGCCGCAAAAGCAATTACAGTTGGGATTGGTGGAACTCCGATCACGATAGATACAGCAACAGCGGTCAGCAATGTTGGTGGAAAATTAACTATCACTTCAGCTACACATGGATTCAGCAATGGTTACAATCTTTATTATCTGAATGGTGGGGGCACATCCATTGGTGGATTGACAACAGCCACACATTATTTTGTCACCAACCAAAGTGCAAACACTTTTGAACTTGAAGCGACTTACGGTGGCGGCTCAATCAATTATGAATCAGCAGGTATTGGGGCAGCGCATACATTTACTTTCTGCGGGTCACAAGATTTTGCTGGAAAACTTACAAACTCTGTAAATATTATTGATTCAATTTCCATCGGGAATAGAGTTAATGCCACTAAAGCACATCAAGTTATCTTGGGTTCTTCGACCATTACAGAAACAGCATTACGAGGACATATCACATTACTTGATACCCCAGACATAGTTTCGTCCGCTGGAGCAATTAGTATTCTTACTGCAATCACTCATGTAGTCACTGATGGTGTTGGTACTGTTTTGACTTTAGCAAATGGGGTTGAGGGACAACAAAAAATTATTGTGTTAAAGACTTTAACGTCAGCCGGGCATTCAGATGTGATAACACCTGCTGGTGGAGGAATGGGATTTACAACTATAACAATGGCGGCATTGGGTGCAACTGTAACTCTGCTTTATACTAATAGTAAGTGGGCTACTATCAGTGCGATTAATGTGACAACAGCATAAGAATTAAGGAGAAATAAAATGGCCAAGTTAACTTATGGAATAGGAATAATAAATAATCAGAATTTTAATAGTGTTGGAAATTTAATTCTAACGCAGGAAATTAAAACTGCTCCGGAGATAGTAACAGGAGTGTTAACAATTGACTGTTCAGTAGGGAATATGTTTGCCGTTTCTCTCAATGCGGCAATAACATCTTTTACAGTTACTAATATTCCTACTGCAGGGAATTTTTATGCCTTTGTTTTAGAGCTAACTTGTGATGGCACTCCACGATCAATTACATGGTCGTTTCAAGGTGTAACGGTGTTGTGGCCAGCAGCAACAGCACCTACATTAACTAGCACGAATGGAAAAAAAGATTCTTTTATATTTTATACTTGGGATGCAGGAACAACTTGGATTGGTACAATTGTGGGGCAAAACTTCTAATGCTAGATATTATATTAAGAACATGCAGCAGGAAAGAGGCTCAAGTCCATGGAGGAGATAGACTTCATTCTAAAGAGGATATTCTGTTGCGTTGTCTGCGGTCTTTGAAACAATCTATTGAAGTTGAAAAGAAACATCAAATCAAGTTAACAATCATTGACGATCATTCTAGTTTAGAAATTGTAAAGATATTAAAAGACAATGCTGATGTTTTTATTCCATTAGAATGGACTGGGAATAGTGCAAGTTTGCATTCAGTTTATAATTATGCAAAGAGCAATTGCCCAAATCTAATTTATTTTGTGGAAGATGACTATTTACACGAACGTTCTGCAATTAACGAGATGTTAGGTTTTTATTATAAGGCACTTTACAACTTAAATAAAGAAGTAGCTTTATTCCCAATGGATTGTAATGATCGATATAAAGAATCATCTTTGTATCCTTCGTTTATAGTAAATGGAGAAAAGAGATATTGGAGAACCATTAAGCATACTACAGGAACCAATTTCATATCGATAAATTTACTCGTTAAGTTTTTCTCAGTTTTTAAAAAGTTTGCAAATTATGATATTGATCCCACTGTTGATGAAGATAGTACTATTAATAAGATATGGGGAATAGAAGAGGGGGCAATTTGTTTTTCACCAATTCCAACTCTAGCTTACCATTTGCAAGATGAAAAAAGTTTGCCATTATATTCTGATTATAGAAATCTTTGGGGGAGTTTAGTATGAAGTCGGTTTACAATGACATAGCAAGAGAGTTTTTTATAAAGCGTAATTTTCTACGCGCGATAGAATATCAGTCCATTCATTTGACTATGTTTGTTGATGACGCCGAGGGCTGGTTAAATTTAGGGAAAGCTTTAACTTTTACTGAACAGTTTGAAGAGGCTGAAAGAGTATTATTAAGAAGTTGTGAGTTAGCTCCAGACAGAGTTAACTATTTATTAGATTTACAAGTTCTCTATACATTAACGAGTAATGCTGAAAAATATGTCCCAATCGTGGAACGACTAAAGAGAGAAATTCCGAATGAAAAAAGACTAATTTTTAATTGCGCTTGGGACAGAATAAAGGCTGGAGAAACTTATGAAGGATTTGCTGACTTAGAAGTAGGCCGACAAGAGGGATTCTTTGGCTCTGATTATACAGATTTCAAGGGGGTTCGATTACCTAGTTTAGAAAAGATTAAAGGAAATAAAATAGCTATAATCGGTGAGGGTGGTTTAGGAGATGAGATAATTGCTTCGCGTTATGCATCTCTGATTAAAAAATATGATGGAACCCCAATTCTCTATGTAAGTGAGTCCTTGCATAGCATATTAGGGCATTTAGCCAAATGTAGAAAGGGTGCTGACAGTGTTAATGGTGGCAAGAATTTTAGTGATATTAATAATAGTATTGAGTTTGACTATTATATCCCGGGCATGGCTTCTGCTGCATTATTTAAGGAGATACCTAATGAAGTTTATTTATTTGCAAAACCAGAATATATTGAGAAGCATAAAATAATTTCAGATAAAAAGAAAGTGGGAATCTGTTGGCATGGGAACACCTCTTATGAATGGGAGCAGATAAGAGGTATTCCTAAAGATTTAATGTTTTCGTTGAAAGATGATAAGATAGAATTATTTAATTTGCAAAAAGGTGAAACAGATTTACAGCTTGATAGCTGGGATGATACTTTGGGAATAATTGCTAATCTTGATTGCGTGGTTAGTTCATGTACCTCTATTGTACATGCGGCGGCGGGAATGGGGAAAAGAGTTTATTTACTCACACCCCTTGCACCTTATTATGTCTGGACATCTAAAGAGAAATGGTATCAAGATGTAATTATTTTTAACAAAGATCAGTACAATGGTTATGCAAAGCATATTGAAACAATACGAGGATTAATATGTCAGTAAAATTATTATTAGGAATAAAGAAAGCACCGCCTGATCCTTTAATAGGAAGAACTCTCTGGTCATGGGGAAGTGGAACAGAAGGAGAATTGGGTGATGGTGCATATACTAAGAAATCTTCGCCAATTCAAGTTGGTACTTTGACAACGTGGGCAAAAATTGTAAGTAGTCTATATCACGTTCTTGCAATTAAAACAGATGGAACTCTCTGGTCATGGGGCTATAACCCTTATGGAGAGTTGGGAGATGGTACTATTATTAGTAGGTCTTCTCCTATTCAAATTGGAGCATTGTCAACTTGGAATATAATTTCTGCGGGAGGAGTAGCTGGCACTGGCGGTAGCAGTGCAGCAATAAAGATAGATGGAACATTATGGACATGGGGGTACAATATAAATGGGCAACTTGGAGATGAAACAATCGTTGATAAATCATCTCCTATTCAAATAGGGGCTTTAACAACTTGGGCTACTACCGTTACAAATACTGGTGGGAATACTTATGCAATTAAAACAAATGGAACTATTTGGGCATGGGGCAATGGAGCTATAGGAGGAATTGGTGATAGCACAATCGTTTCAAAATCTTCCCCAATACAAATAGGGGCTTTAACAACTTGGGATACTTTATCGGTTAGTGCTAATGATGTAGTACATGCTATTCAAAAAGATGGTACGTTATGGGCATGGGGTAATAACACAAACGGACAACTTGGAGACGGGACAATACTCAAAAGATCCTCTCCTGTAAAAATAGGAGCATTAACAACTTGGAATCAAATTTCTCAAGGAAGAAGTCATACGGTAGCAACTAAAATAGATGGAACATTATGGACATGGGGTTTAAATACAAACGGGCAGTTGGGAGATGGCACCGTAGTTCAGAAATCTTCCCCTGTGCAAATTGGAGCTTTGACTTCGTGGTATAAAGTTATTGCTGGTGATTACCATTCCTTAGGATTACAAACCGATGGAACCATTTGGTCATGGGGATTGGGAACGAGTGGGCAGCTAGGAGACGGTGCCGTAGTTTCAAAATCTTCCCCAATACAAATAGGGGCTTTAACGACATGGATAGGAATTGCAGGGGGATATCTTGATCTTTTTGGAATTAGATCAACTCCTTCAGTAGCACCATTAGGGTATAGGCTCTGGTCATGGGGAGAAAATACATATGGGCAACTTGGAGATGGGACAATTGTTGATAGACCTGCTCCAGTTCAAGCAGGCAATCTTACAAACTGGAAAAAGATTGGTGTTAGTGAATATAATAGTGCAGCAATAAAGATAGATGGAACATTATGGACATGGGGAAGAAATTATTATGGAGAATTAGGCGATAGTACTGTAGTTGATAAATCATCCCCTATTCAAATTGGGGCTTTAACAACTTGGAGTAAAATTACTGTTAGTACTTCTGTTTTAGGAATTAAAACAGACAATACACTCTGGGCATGGGGCTATAACTCTTCTGGGCAACTTGGAGATGGAACTATTATAGACAAGTCCTCTCCTATTCAAATTGGAGCTTTAACAACTTGGAGTAAAATTACATGTAGTATATCTACAATAGGAATTAAGACAGACAATACACTCTGGGCATGGGGTAATAACATATTAGGACAACTTGGAGATGGAACTATTATAGACAAGTCCTCTCCTATTCAAATTGGAGCTTTAACAACTTGGAGTCAAGCAACAAGTAGTTTAGCATCTTTAGCAATTAAAACAGATGGTACGTTATGGGCATGGGGGAGTAATGCAAATGGAGAATTAGGAGATGGTACTGTAGTCAACAAATCTTCCCCGATACAAATAGGAGCATTAACAACTTGGAGAAAAGTTTCAGCCGGATATAGTCATACGGTAGCAATTAAGACGAACGGTACATTGTGGTCATGGGGTTTAAATACAAATGGAGAATTAGGTAATAGTACTGTAGTTAAGAAGTCATCTCCCATTCAAATTGGAGCTTTGACAGAATGGAATGATGTTTTTGCTGGAAGATATTCGGTCTTAGCTCTTAAAACAAATGGAACTATTTGGGCATGGGGGCTTAATAACAAGGGACAACTTGGAGATGGAACATTGATAAGTAGGTCATCTCCAATACAAATAGGAGCTTTAACATCATGGAATATTATTCCTGATAGTTGTTATAATGCAGCATATAATATGGCTATACAATTATTATAGAGGAGATTTATGAAATTAAATTTAGGGTGTGGTTTTAACAAATTAGAAGGATGGGTGAATGTTGATAGCAATTGTCTTTGTTTACCAGATATAATTTTAAAATTAGACAAAGATGATTGGCTATGGAAAAGCGATAGTATTGAAGAAGTTCTGCTTGACCATGTTCTTGAACATGTGGGGGAAACAACAACAGACTTCTTTCACTTTATGAAAGAACTTTATCGAGTATGTAAAAAGGAGGCATTAATTACCATTAAAGTTCCTCATCCAAGGCACGACAATTTTATGCATGATTGTACACATGTTAGAACAATTACTCCATTTACATTAGCGATGTTTAATAAGCAAAGAAATTTAAATGATCTAGCTAATAATGGTAAAGAAAGTAAATTAGGTCTATTATTGGATGTAGATTTTGAAGTAGTTAAGTGGATTTATAACTTAGAATCCAAATGGGAACTTATGTTGAAAAATAAATTAATTTCCAGTGAGCAGTTAGAAGATGTTTTAAAAACACAAAATAATGTTTGCTATGAGATATTAATTGACCTAATAGTACGAAAGGATAATAATGAGCAGCTTTTGGATGGTAAAAAATGGAACTGCCTGTGAAAATATTGGAAAACCTCTGAGTTTTGGGAATATCTTCTTTGCGGTAGGATATTCAGATACAGAGTATTTTGCAGCTTATTGTTTAGGAGTAGTTACAACAACTGTTGTAGCAGCATCATCATTGGTTCATATTTTTGCTAAATTGTAAATGAGAAATACTTAGAGGGAGGATTAAATTATGAGTAGCTTTTGGGTGGTAAAAAATGGAGTGGCTTGTGAGCATGTAGGAAGACCAAGAAGTTTTGGAAATGTTTCTTTTGCTTACGATTGTAACGATTCTGTTTATTTGCAGGCAGGTCTATATCTCGATAAACAATGGGAAGGAACATATGATCCTAGAATACATCATATATCAATTCCTAGCTTTGTGGTTAATGAGATAAAAAGAGAAGTACAGACCACTTATGTTGTTACCGATAAAACGCAAAGTAAAATTGATACCTATGATGCAGAGCAAGCAGCGGCACAAGCAGCGATACTTGCAGAGCAAGAAAGAATTGCTCAAAAAGCAAAGGATATAAGTACTAATTTACCTTCATGGAGTGAAATTAGTACTTCTATCGATAACGCAAGTACCATAGTAGCTATGAGAGTAATAGTAAAAAATATGGCAAGGGTTGTGTATTGGTTAGCTAAAGATAAAGCGGAGTAATTAATTACTGATCAGATTGGAGATAAACATCATGGAAAATTTTGTTGTAGGAAATATACTTTTTAATGGTGTAATGCTTGGTACAATAGCGTATCTAGGCAAGCGGGTAGTTGATGGGATAACAGTGGATATAAAATATAATCGAGAAGAGTCTAGACAAGCCTCCAAGGAGATAAAAGAAAGTATTGATAAGTTAGCGGAGCATGTGGCTATTACAAATGGTAAAGTAATATCTACCCAACAAAATATTGCTTTAACCCAGAAGGATTTAGAAATACACATTACAAAGTGTGAAGTTAGAAACGAAGATTACAATAATCACCATAAAGAAAGGACTGAAACATGAAGTGGTTTAAGTTAGAGGAACTTGTTGATCGAAAAACTTTTCAGCAGTTTGGATATACATGCTGGCAACGTTTCCCACCTGATTCCTTAACAATGTTGGATAACCTGAGAGAGTTTTTTGGAATGACATTAATTTGCAACAATTGGTTACAAGCAGGGCAATTTTCTTTTCGCGGTTATCGACCTTATTGGTGTGCTGTTGGGGCAAAAGGAAGTTACCACAGAAAAGGAATGGCATTTGATCTCGATGTTGCTAATCATACAGCAGAAGAAGCACGGCAACAGATATTGGCTGATCAGGACAATCCTTTATTGAGTTTAATATATAGATTGGAAGGTGGGATTGATTGGCTGCATGTAGATTGTGGGTCAGTTCCAGAAGGTAAAAAACGAATTTATGTTTTCAAAGCTTAGAGGTGATTTATGGATGCAATGTTTGAATGGTGGGTGATATGAGGCCCGTAGGCAAGGTACAGGTTTATGGTCTAACGGCCTCGGCAGTGACGTGGAGATGGACGTTAAAGGAGCAATCGCCATTTGACTGCATCATAAGTCCAGTGGTTTTTGAAGATGGAGAAACGCGGTATAAATGTTTGACAAGTTTAGGATGGGTATGTATTAACGAGGGCGATTTCATAATTAAGACGATAATTCAAGGAATCGATTTTTATTTTATTTTTTCAATTGACGACATAAAGAGGGAACTAAAATGATAATGAAAATCTTGAAAAAACTTTTAGTAATTGCCATAGGTCTTACTGTATTGCCAATAGCTTTAATCTTGGGGGTAACTTTAGGAACCATATACTTTTATAAAATTTGGCTTGACGAAGCGTATTTGATATTGACGAAAAAAAAGGGGGTAATGTGAAACTCTGGGAATATGTTTGGTTTATTAATTTGATAACGTGGTGTAGAAAATGGGGTTGGTTTGACACTTATATTTTTGGTAAGTCAACCAGCATGGAAGACTTTTGCCGTAACCCTGCAGAGGTATTAAGAGATACTTATTTTCCTTTTATTATAAGGGGTGTTAATGCTTATTCGATTTTTAATTTACGCTGTGGTTATATCACTTTCAATCGCGTTAGTTCTCCTTTTAATAGTTGGAGTATACCTATGGGCGATCATAAACTTGTTTATGAAAATGGCAAATGGACTTTCTTCGATCTACGACTGTTCAACAAATGGTACACGAAGTTTTGCAATAGCATGTTCTTTTTGCAGTTCGCCGTGTCGGTTAAGCACTATATTCCGATTCCGTTCGTTAGTATTGTCATCAAAATAATTCCATGGTATTTTCAGTTTGATCTGGGTTGGGGTGCAGAAGTTCAGACAGACAAAACATATAATGCAGTATCGTGTCTTAAGTTTAGATTTGTTAATGAAAAGACTAGCAATGAAGCCATCTTAAACCCAAGTGATGTACTTGGTTACTATGAGGGTACAATATGAAAGAACTAACAAAAATATTAGAAGAAATGTAAGGACAAAGTATTTACAGAGTGTATCAGAAGTATGAAATTAATAGAGAGTTTATGTAGGTAAAAATATAATGTTTGCATTAAATTTCCTTGTTCTGTTGGTAGTAATACTTGCTGTAATTTATGTTATGCTATATAGCATTATACATTATTTAAGTGCAGAAATTGAAGCTATCTGGAAATGTATAACTAATGAGAGGAAAGTTTAATGGCCGATGTAAATTTTAAAAACACTGAAGATATTACTTTTGTTAATTCTGATGTTATTTGGTATGGTTTAGCAGGCACTTTAAGTCTTGATGATACCATATCTCTATCAGATTTAATTACAAAAAATACACATCTTATTAAACAAGATAATATTCTACTAACAGAGGAGTTTATTAAATCTATATTACTAAGCAAATCAGACTCTGTAATTCTTTCAGACAACTTTAGCCGGGTAGTTATATTTATTCGATTGGTAGAAGATTCAGGACTATTATCTGATAATTTTAGTAAACTAATGACGTTACTAATGACAGTAGAAGATATTGTTACGTTATCTGATGATTTTAATAAAATAACAGAGTTTGTTAAATTAATAGAAGATGATATCTCTCTATCTGATGGGTTAGTTAAGAAAGTTGGGAAAGAGTATGATGAGAGTTTAACTCTTTCTGAAGCAATAAAAAAGATTGTGGGATTAAATAAATCGGA